TTTATTGGAGTCCAGAAATTTAATTATCTACCAATAAATAATTATTATATAAGATTACCTTTTTTCTTGTTAAACGTAAATGACGTAATCTGAATATTTTTGTTTACTATCCTCTAATACAGATTGTTTGTTTCAAATGGAAAATTCAGAACCTGAATTTTTAGAATATGGAAATGTCTATAGCTGGGACACAAACCTACCTCATCGAGTATTTCCTGTAAAGAAAAAAACTTTCAACGTATACACGTTGTTCTAGGATTTAGTCCTTGGTTCGATTACATCGAAGAAGAAGATGCATGGGTTACTAATGATTTTTTTGGAAAGAAACATCCATTAGACATGTTGATAGGCGGCGAGTTTCATCCACTCATTAAAGGTTTAGAATAGCACTAACATTAGGATGCTATACTATTTTTTGATCAATTATTAGATAAAAGTATAGGATCAAGATCCTATACTACCCGGTGCTTTATATAAATATTTTTATAATGGACAACTACTACCTAATTGATTTTAACAAGAACATCATTGTTGAAAATTTTAAACAAGAAAATTACGTTTCAGGTACAGGTTGGTTAACTCATAAGATTCTCAATAAAGAGGATATACTATCACCCGAGATTATTGATTTCTTATCTACGCTAGATATCCCACTCTTTATTAATTTATTTTACGGTCCTCCTGCTGGTTTAACGTATATTCATATAGATAATCATGCAGGCGGTTGGGCTATTAATTATGCATGGGGGAGTTCTAATTCTATTATGAAATGGTACTCAATTAAAAAAGGAAGTACACCTAAAAGGGTATTGACTACTGCTAATACTCCTTATTTTTTCTATACTTCAGATCAAGTTGAGATTATAGAAGAAACTGAAATTAAAGGATTATGCCTGGTAAGAACAGACATACCACATTCAGTTCATAATTACAGCACTGACAGCGGACGTTGGTGTTTAAGTATACGATCACTTGTGAAAACTAATATATTAGAAAAACTTTCACCTTATATAATAAGTAGATAAAGAAGCTGTTTAGAGAATATTGCTACCTATATTTTTATTAAACATAGATGACGTAATCTGAATATTTTTGTATACTATCTGTTAACACAGATTTTAAAGATTCTTTTATAGGTCCTTGATACATAATTAGTTGTTTGTTATATCGAGGATTAAAATCAGTGCCGTGTTTTACTTTTGCATCATCATACCACCAAGTGTTAGTATCTTCCGGTAATTTTAGATAGTGCTTGTTCGTATTACTATCTTCATACCACCAAGTTTGTTTTGGATTGTTATCAGTTAATAAACTTCTTATTGAATTGTATCCTGAAATTGAGGCAAAGTCTTGATGAGCGTAGACCTTAGTGAAACTTTGCAACATCCGAACTACATGTACTTCAATAGGAAGTTTATCTAAGTGATCAAACAATGATGGAAATAGTTCAGGACAGTTTACATTCTTACATGTGTACGGCATAATATCATTTGAGTCTATACCTGGTTTAACATAGATATCAAATCCCACCCAATAGGCTTGTGCTAAGTTTTTTGTCTGCAATGACTTCGGAACAAATTTTTTATTTTTCTCCCATACTTTATTCCATATTTCCCAGTCATTGGGTACAACCTTAGGAAAAATTAATGGTATTGATACAGGAATCATTTCACAGTGCTCCAATCAAAATTAAACGTAGAATCCAATTTTTCATATATTACCCATTGCTTAGTATATTGTATCATTACAGGGAATTCTACTTCAATTAAATTGTTGTAAAAAAGATGACGGGGTTGTCGAGTAGTAATCCTTTCTTTAGTCTCACCTAATCGTCGTTTTTGGAAGACCTGTATAAGATTTTTGTTATAATCATTAAATGTTAATGCTATAATTTTTATGTTTTTTTCTTGGCACCAGATTTTTTGTATAGGAAATAGATATTCCCTAAGAATGCTTTGATGACGATAAATTTTATTAACCCATGTCCTTACACCCACAAATGCAACATCTTGAGAAAAATTACTAATATATACACCCCCGCAAGCAACTATAGTTTCTCCGTCAAATACTATATGGTATGCACCACTGTTATCATTAAATCTATCTGTTTTATTTAAGATAAAAGGCAATGTATGTTTTTCATTTTTCCAATCCTTGTGCCACATATTAATATTAGCAGATTTTAATTCTAAGTGTGTCGACTCAAGAAAAAAATAAAAGTTTGTTTTTTCAATAGCGGACAAATTGTTATATGTTGAAACTCTCATTTTACCTTGATACTTAATTATAAATGATGTAATCTTTATATTTTTCGATGCTTCTATTTAGAAGTTCTAGATGTTTTGTAGAATCTAGTTTGCCTGCAATAAACATTGTGATTTTTCTATACTCTTTTGGGGCTAAAAACGATCCGTGATATCCTAGATGATTATTTAGAATAAACCAATCAGTGGTATCGGGAAGTATAGGAAATACTGGATTTAATTTTTCTCTAGATCTTGCATCATACTGAACAATATCGGGATTTGTAGAGTTTGGTAATACATAAAATGTCTCTAACATGTCACGCATTACTAGATTTTTGTAAGCAGTAGGTCCTAGATTGGAGGGCGCTAGGGACTTGGCAATGGGATCTTGGTGCGGTTTATTATTGACAAATTGCTCTCTAAAATCAAAATGTCCACCGTTATCATAATCTAACAACGGAATTGCTCGTAGTTTTTCATCCAGATCTGGAAAAAGTTTCAATAGTTCCGGATCAATTGGCTGATTTGTTTTTTTAAAGTTAACCCAATTCCAATCTTGATGTCTTTCTTTTCTAGCATCAAAGTATTCTAATGTCTTGTCTCTGTTTAATTCCAGCTTAGGCAGATCAATCGGTAGCAATATAATATTGTTCATATGTTATTTAATCAGGCGTCATGAGTTACATAATAAATACTGAGTGAAACTATTTTCGTCTTCCCCGAATACATTGCGTATAATCCAACTCTTGTCAATCGCACTTATTATAGTGTGTCCATTCGTTGCAGATGTTTCTTGGCAATACATATTGCTATCCGTATTGATGTTCTACGGGTATAGTGTGTTGGGAATCAGCATGATGCTGCACAGATATTACAGCCACAAAAGTTTTAAACTAAACTCAGTGATCAAATGGTTCTTTACTGTGTTTGCTGTGCTATCAGGCCGCGGAAGTCCCCTAGGTTGGGTGTATATACACCGTATTCATCACGCAACTTCTGACACCGAAAAAGATCCTCACAGTCCGCATTACGATACTTTTAAGTTTATAGGATTTAAACCTATACAAGAAAATACAAAAATCAATCACTTTATTGTAAAAGAATTATTAACTACCGCACACATAAAAATTGACAAGTATTATCTTTTGCTAATACTAAGTTTCCTAGTATTGTTGTCTATAATTGATTTTAATTTGATATTTTATATGTGGGCTATTCCTGTATTTGTAGTCAGTGTGACTCAAACTATGTTTAATTATTTTGCACATATGAAGGGTTATCGAAATTTTGAAACAACAGATCGTAGCACTAACAATTTGTATCTTTGGCCGTTTATACTAGGCGATGCTTGGCATAATAATCACCATGCCAACGCCCAAAAAACTTCGACAAAAGTATTAAAATATGAATACGATCCAATTGGAGTATTAATAAATTTTATAAAACAATAACACTATGACAGAAGTTCGTGAAATTACTGGCAATCAAGAGTACGAAGAATTTTGTAAACAAATTATTTTTTCTCGTAAAAAAATAAGCGGTACTACTCCAATATCCCCCGAACGTTATCAAGCTCTTCGAGAAGAATCTAAATCTAACAATTCTGTAGGAATTGGTTATTTTGAAGATGGTAAATTAATTAGTTGGATAACTGTAGGGTTTTACGAAAGTAAGATGCGAGGAAAATTTTGGGTAATCTCAAATTTTTTTAGTTCTGTTTATACGTCTTATTTTAATTTTAACCGGCCCGAATTTGGAATGTTGTTTAAAGCGGCATTTGACATAGCAGAAGGGCGAGGGTATCATCAATACTTTTACAGTATAGCAGAAAGACTAGAACGGGTATACGAAAGACAATGGAAGAAAAATTCATATGCAATTCAAGGAAAGTATGACTTGACTACACTGGCTGTTGTTCCAGCAAATACCAAACCAGAATTTGAATTGTACTGGAGATTAATGGGACAGGAATTGAAACCAGATAATATTGTTATAAAATCTAGAAAACTTAAAGGCCACAATTTACCTGATAAATAGTTGCATGAAGAACTATTTTTCAAGCAGTACGTTGGGTGCCCAACTATTTTTAATCATATCTTTGCTAGGATCTATACTAGGCGTATATATCTACGGCATGAGTGCAATTGAATTGTTGTTAGTTTTACTAGGTTACTTTGTTTACGGGTGTTTAGGAATCGTAATAACATATCATAGACGGTTAACGCATAACAGTTACAAAACATATCCATGGTTAACTAAAATACTTTCAGTTGTAGGCTGTTTTGCGGGCACCGGCAGTCCATTAGCCTGGGTTGCTATTCATATCAACCATCACTTAAAGAGCGACAAACCAGAAGACCCACACAGTCCTTTACACAAAGGCGTTAAAATTTTTACACTAGATTATGTTAATCAAATCAGTGCGGATACTAAATGGCGTATGCGTGATCTAGTTACTGATAAATTTCAACAGTTCTTACACCGTTATTATTTTGCCATTCTTATAGCTTATAGTGCTGTACTTTTTGTTGCCGGCGGCTTCTGGTTAATGGTATTTGCACATTGGATGCCAGCAGTGATTACTGGACTTATGAGTAATGTAGTTAACTATGTAGGGCATATGCCAAACTGGTTTGGCGGTTATCGAACTTATAATCTATCAGATCAAAGCACAAATAATTGGTTATGGTCAATTCCCAGTTGGGGAGAAAGTTGGCACAACAATCATCACAGATATCCTAAGAATTCATACTTTGGTACAAAGTGGTGGGAAGTTGACATATCAGGTCTAATTATTAAATTGATAAAGATTTAAATGTTTCTTCTGTATTTCTTTCTATGGACGTTAATTCTATATTGGATTCATAGAATAGGGCACAAACTGCCTGTAGTACGTACTATACATATGCATCACCATAGATTTGTATTAAACCATACTACAACGTGGCATTGGTCTAATTTAGTATTATTTAATGATGATTGGACTAGCACGTTAGACTTATGGCTCACTGAAGTTATTCCTACATTGTTGTTTAGTTTAGTAACTGGTCAATGGTGGATTAGTGTGTTCTATTATATATGGGCTGCATTTATACAAGAATCAATAGAACATAATTCAAATTTTAATTTACCTATTCTTACTAGTGGTAAATGGCATTTGATTCATCATCGGAATAATTCTAATTATGGGCTATTCATGCCAATATGGGACATAATATTCGGAACTCACAAAAATGTATACAAGTGAAAATAATTGGTATCAATGGAAATACGGCAATGATGCTTTATTTGGGAGACAAATTGAAAATAAAGAGCTTAAAACCATTTACACTAAAATGGATAGACCATTATTATCGTTCAAAGAAGAATTAATCGAAGCAGCCAAAAGCACTATAGATCATTATCCAGGATTAAGACCTTGCATATTTTTTAGTGGTGGAGTAGATAGCGAAATAATACTACGTTCCTACCTAGCAATTGGCTCAAACCCTAAGGTTTATGTTGTTAGGTACGAAAATGATCTAAACATTTATGATGTAAGTTATGCCGTTACCGTATGTTCTATTCTTAATATTGATTATACAATAGTAGACTTTAACTTAAAAAAGTTTTATGAAAACGATGCAGTAAAAGTATCAGAAGATGCACAAATAGATAGACCTAGAATGCTACCCCATCTTAAATTTACAGACTGTGCCGATGGGTTAATTATTGTAGGGCATAGTGATGTAAGATGGTATCGTACAGATGATGACTATAGTAAAAAGGGTACTTGGTTGATGCAAGATTTTGAACACGATTTAGGATGTGACAAATACAACATTCTACATAATCGTCCTGCAATTTATCAATGGTTTAAGTGGTCACCTGGATTGGTTTTAGGGTATACTACGTTAACCTGGTTTAAAAAATTAGTAAACGACGAATACCGTGGACGATTAGGCATCAATTCTACAAAAATACTAGGCTTTCGAGAAATGTATCCCGATATTATCGAACGCAAGAAACAGACAGGATTTGAAAAAATTGATGATCTAGTTGCTGAAGTTCAACTTGTATTGAAAAATAAGTACAATGGTTTGCCCTACAGGCAACAAATAGATAGAACTATAACTCAACTTTATAATGAAATTAAAGGCCCAATTAATAAGTAACTGTGGGTTTTACAAAGTAGCGGATAAAACTTGTAATAACGAAATTTATGAATCAACTTGTATTAATTCTCCTATAGTAAGAAATTTTTAAACATGTGTCTTTGATATGTAAATACTACCTATACTACAGAGGCAGTCACGATGAAATTTCAAAAAATAACAGACGAGTTAACAATTTATGATAGGACTATTTTAAAAATAAAAGTAATAGATACTCATTACACATCTGAATTAAAAAATCATTCAACATTTATTATTGGAAATAATTGTAAGATGGTATCGGCATCTTATCAAATTAACGGAAAATTTGGCGCCTGCGTAAATGAAAATATTGTATTAGATGGGAGTGCATTGATTATTGAAACTCCCGGATACAAATTTCAAGAGCAACAATTGGTAACATTTGATCCTACTATTCAGGGTCAATTAAGTTATATAGATGGTTGCTCAAATACCAATATTATTAATCCGTTGCGTAACGGAGATCCCTGTATAAATTATTTGTTTTTTCCTAACGATATAAAGCAAACATTTCACACACATCCTAGTATTCGAATAGGCGTAATATTAGAAGGTAGGGGATTTGCTGAAATTGACAAAGAAGTAGTTGAATTATCCAAAGGTGATCGATTTATTTTAGACAGACACGCTAGACATAGATTTTTTACAACAGACTCTTTTATGAGTTTAGCTGTTTTTCATCCAGATAGTGAAGACGGTCCAAAAGATGAAGCTAACCCTATGAAAACTAGAACATATATAAATAATCAATAATTGGAGATAACAATGATTAAAATTAAAAGAGAATATACAAGACCTTCTGCAGATATTCCTTGGCACGGGGATGTCTTACCAGCCGTCGAATTTAAGACCAAATTACAAACTTATATTGATTCAAGTAAACACATTTCGTATAATATCACATATAGCGAAGATGGATTGAAAATGTTTTATGAAGGAGTTTGGGTTGATCGTGCGGCTTTTGACGAATACGATGTTGACCCGGACCTTGTCCCGTACTGGGATTTAAGAAACGAATACTACTCTTCTGTTGGTATTACTATAGGTCCTAAAATTTTTGAAGATATTTAATATATTAAGTTTTTAGGAACTAATACAACATCTCCTATATAGGGGTCCCAATTCGCGGACCCCTTATTTTTTAATAGAGTTATTATGGTATCTGCTAATTTCATATTTTCAAAATTTAAAGTTTTAAGAGGAGATACAAAATTCATCTTTACTAAATCTGCCAGCAATATACTCTTAGGATCATAAAAAAACTTACCATTAGTTCTCAACTTATTGCTGTTTAAAATATGATACCACGAATCAAAAATCCTGCTATAAAAATTCATTTCGCCAGATTTTTTATAAAAATTTAAAGATTGCTGATAAGCTATTTCAGTTAGATGCATAGGTATGTAAAACACACTAGAATCGTAATTGGTAATTTTTCTATTAAAGATAGTTAGGTATTTGTTTACACTATCTTTTTCTAGATCACCCTCTCCTACAATTATATAAAAATCACTTGGAATTAATTTTAAAATATATGGGACTGTAGAGTACGTGGGCCAACATACTTCAGTAATTTTAAAATTTTCATGTATTATTGATTTTAGAATATCATCAATGGAAAATTCATAAATGTTTAATTTAACACCATATTTCTTAGCAATATCCTCAACTATTATTTTTGTAGAATCATTAATTCCGTTAATATGAAAGAAAAAATATTCTACCGGAATGTCGTTTAGGTGTATGTAATGTGCAATTAATTCACTGTCAATTCCAGAAAGGCACAGACCAATTTTATCAAGTCCTAAACCTGTCATCTCTTGTTTGATATCTTTTACAGTTTTATCAACTGCATCAAAGAACGTATCTGTAGTTACTTTATCAAAATTATCTATTTGGTATGTGAACTTTTTTGTATTTTTATCAAATGTATAAATTCTATTCATGTTTAAAATTTGTAATGTGATTTGTATCATCAAATACATCACTAAGATCTATAGATTGTGTTACACTTTGATCAGCAGTGATTGCGTTAAATCTTGGACGTAGATATAATATATTTTTTAAACTTGGTCTTTTTACTTTTTGCAAATATTCATTAGACCCTAATACGCTACACACAAACTTTTTTGCAGAAATCTTATATGTATTCCATGATCCTAGATGTTTAGACTCTTGATTGTTCATACTCCATAATTGAAAATTTGTGGTATCAAAAAATGGAAAATATCGATCATCTAACCAAGCAGTATTAATATTGTTTGTTACGTTGCTAAACAAAAATAATCGATAATAAACATATATCCATTTCCATGTAAAATTATACCACCAAAACAGATCCCAAACTTGATTATTATGATTCGGGCACGTTTTTAGATTTTCAATAAACAATGATGTCCACATTTTTGCTGATCTTGATGATATTTTTTTAGAGTCCATAAAAAACTTTACCATTGTATCAAAATTAATTGTCTTGTTTAATGAACCGGGACCACCCCACAGTTCATAACTTTGTTGAATATCTGCACCAAATAATTGATCATTTAGTTCGCCGATAACGTAAATCCAATTACCTATGTCCTTATCACTATAAGAAAAATCACTATTTTCAACTTTGAAATGTGGTCTTATAAATTTATACCACATTTCTGGATTTTCATCGACACTGTTTTGATTCATTTTTATAGTAATTCTTTTTGAGGCTTGTTCTACTCCTAGAAGTTTGATAAACGAGGATACAATCACACTCGAATCAATTCCTCCACTATACATAATTTGTATTGGAATATCGAGATCTTCTTGTTGTTTTAATATTTGTGCAGCACGTTCTATTACACATTCTTCATATGTAATACTTGAATTTTTAAATTCTGGTAGCCTAAATTTATCAGGAACGTATGTTCGTATAGGAAATCTAAATGTATTGGTTCTATCATTGATGCCTATACAACGATCCTGAATAATGCTATAAAAGTCTAACCATTCTTTAAATTTGGGATCAGCAATTAATTGAGCATTAAGAATATCAGCTTGATATGCTATCAACGATTGTGTCATACAACAGCCATCCTACTAATAATTTTGTTTTCTATAATATCTAATTTACTAATATCATTTTCCAAAATAATCACTTCCATAAAATAATCAATGGTAGATTGTAATTTTATTAATATATGATTAAACGAGTCAGATTTAATTTTTAATTCTTTCAATGCTTCTTCTTTTGTTAAGCCTCTACCGCTTACATAGTCATCTAATAATTTTTCGTTTTTTGATTCTAACATATCATTTATTAAGTAGGCTACGGCTGGATTAAAGAAAAAATTACAAGTTGATAGTGATTTTGCAGTAACAAAGAATAGTACTTTAACAATTTTTCGTTTTTTTAATGCTAACAATTTTTTAAGTTTTATGTACTCAGGAACTTCGGTATCTAACTTTAACTCTATGCCTTGTTTAGAAATGCACAGGCAATTATCTTCAATATTTTTGTCGGTAATATTTTTGTAAAAGTCATAGTGTGGATAAAGTGCTATAATGTCTACATCAAATAAAGAAGACTTTAAACTTGTAGATAATCTAGTATCTTCCACATACGTAAGTATTACACGGGTCGCAGCATCGACTATAATATATTTCATGTTAAATGCCAGAATTTTTAAATTTCTTTAATCATCAAGTAGAAGAAAGGCTTCATTCCTACCTTTTCAGCAGATTTCTGTCGAACAAGATTTTTAACGTGTACATAACTTGAAATGTATTGACAACCTTTTTCTTTTGCAATTTGCTCAAAGTGCTTGTGAAGTATTGTATAGATACCTCTGCCTCTGCAAGTTTCGTCAACAGCACTAAGAGTGATCCAAAGATGATTGGGCCTAACTGTATCATATACAATATGACCCAAAATCTTGCCATCTTGTTCTGCATAAACAGCTCCGCAGGTTTTATCATCCCATGTGGTAATAGATGTTCCAAATCCTTTATCGATTAGTTCTGCCATTTGTCGCAGAAAGAATGTATAAATGGGGCTCTTGCCAAGTTGATCGGTCCTGAAAACGTTTATTTCATTGCCTAGTTTGTCTGTCTCACTGTTTAGGAATACTGGTTTCATGCCTATATTTAACCATCAACTGTAGGTGCTTAAAAATTAGTTGTCTATTAAACTAGCATAATACTTTGTTTTTGGGTATAAATTCGTGTTTGCTATCATAACTCACAGTAGAATTTAACACTCCAAGTTATCATAATGCGAATAAATACAAGTTAAGATATTCAGGAGTTTAAAATGCCATTACAAATACGCAGAGGGACCACTGCACAACGACTTGCAATCACACCATTGACCGGCGAGCTGATTCATGATACTACTACCGGACAATTGTTTGTGGGTAATGGTACAACTGCTGGCGGTGTCACTACTACTGGTATTTCTTTAGAAGATGCGGCTGATGCCGCAGCATCATTGTTTACTACAGGATCGCATTCCGGAATCACATTTGCTTATAATGACGCAGCTGGTCGAATAGATGCTACTGTTACTGTGGCAGCTACTGGTCCGTTTGATGGCGATTTAACAGGTAGTGTATTTGCAGATGATTCTACCTTGCTAGTTGACGGCACCGGAGGGGCTCTGGTTGGTTCTTTAAGAACTTCAGGTGACGTGTATATTACTAAAAATTCGTATTCTGGTACGTTTGGAAATGGATTAACATATGCGCAACACCACTCAACTGTTGATGCAGTAAATTTTAATTTTTTAAGAACTCGGGGAACAGATATTGCACCCACCGCTGTTGCCAACGGCGACGATATTGCTGATTTAAATTTCATAGGTCACGACGGTACCAATAGAGTGTCAATTGGTGGTATAACTGCTAGAGTTTCGGGAGCTGTGTCATTGGGAATTGTTCCAGGCGAACTTACGTTTGATACTCGTAGTACAGCAGGAGTATTGTCGGAAAAAGCAGCATTAACATCAGACGGTATATGGAAAATCAATCAACTTGGTGCGCTTTCGGGTACAACCATAAATGTTGTTGACAATAATACTATTACATTAGGTGATGTTAGACTGAGTCAAGATGGACTTTCTACTATAAACACTAATGCTACTTTGATATTATCTGCAAACGGAACTGGCTCAGTTGACATTGAATCTCTTAGAATTATAGGTAGTACTATATCAACTACAGATTCTAGCAGCATCACAGTTTCTCAAGCATCTACCTTTAGCAGTAATCTAACTGTTGACGGCACACTAACAGTCGGTGACAGTATTGTACAAAACAACGCTAACAGAGACTATGTCAGTACCACATTACAGACACAGGGAGTTGCTCGAGTAGTAGAGGGAGTACAAAACGGTACCTATACTCAATTGGTTACAAATACAGCAGAGACATATACAACCATTTCTTATAACTCCACAATCTACAAAGGTTGTCGGGCAACATTCAAAGTCCATCAGTCTACCAATGTCTATATTAGTGAGGTGTTGTTGGTCAATGACACAACCACAGTCACTATTGTAAATGCTCAGGCTACAGCGGCAGCGATCAACTTCAGTATCATTGGTTCGATTACTGCAGACTACGACAGTGCATCTGGTACGATTAGACTAAGACCAATTACTAGTACATCGATTACATCTGGTCTTAATTTATTTTGGACTGTAAGTTACCAATTGTTCACATAATTGACAAAAAAGACTTGACTCTAGTATTATTTCCTGTATACTAATATTGTGGTCGTGAGTGGAATAGGCAGACCTCCCGCCAGGCCCATAGCTTGGTAAGGGGACGGGGCGTAGTCATAGACGTAGCCCTTGTAGGTTCGAAACCTACCGACCATACCATATACGATAATAAGTATTAGAACATAACTTTAAGGAAACAATTATGTCAACAACAGTAGAACAATTAAAAGCAGACTTCGAAGCATTCTTAGCTGAGGACGCAAAATTCACAGCAGGCAACGGTGCCGCAGGTACTCGTGCTCGTAAAGCACTTCAAGAAGTTGCCAAGGGTGTTAAAACTCGTCGCAACGAAATCACAGAAGAAAAAAACACTCGTAAAGAAGCCAAGGCCTAATCGTGAGCAAACAAGATCTTGACGATCCTGATGTAGGCATTATTGCACAGGATATTGGTACATTAGATCTAGGTTACGGCGCCGTTCCTCCCGACTATGGTAACATCAGTTATAGTGGCGGCGTCGATACCATCACAATAGATACTAGCACTATGAATAGTATGTACAGTTCAAATACTATTACTTTACCGAGCACAACTATTGCTAATAATGGATATACCATTGGAAGTGCCAGCAGTAATAACTATTATATCACAGGTACTAGTGGTTATAATACATCATCAAGTGTGAATATCAGCAGTGACGGTATTGATATGGCCGCTGGCACTGATATCAAAGTAGATGGCAAAAGTCTCAAAGAGTTCATGAACAAGATGGAAGAACGCTTGGCCATACTTGTGCCTGACCCTAAGAAACTAGAACAGTTTGCCGCACTTAAAAAAGCCTACGATCATTACAAGCTGATGGAGAAACTCTGTCAGGAACCACCTAAAGAAGATTAAATACATGAATGTTAAACTTTTATCCTATAGTCAACCAACAGAGGAATTTAGAGATCTGGGCCTCACAGATGCGCAGGAACTCATTGCGTATTGCGCCCGTGTCAGCAATCCCTCCAATCAGCTCAACACAGACACATCCGAAAAACTCATACGATATCTTGTTAAACACGCCCACTGGAGCCCACTTGAAATGGTCTCCGCCTGCGTTGAAATTACCACAACCAGAGACATTGCCCGACAGATCCTTAGACACAGAAGTTTTAGTTTCCAAGAATTTTCTCAACGCTATGCTGACCCAACTCGAGATCTCAATTTCGTTACAAGAGAAGCCAGACTACAAGACTCCAAAAACAGACAGAACTCAGTCGAAGTGGAAGATCAACAGTTACAAAATGAATGGTTTAGAGCTCAACAACGAGTCATCTATGCCGCACAACGAGAATACGAGTGGGCTATCAAGAATGGCATAGCCAAGGAACAGGCTCGTGCTGTGTTACCCGAAGGCCTAATTGAAAGCAGATTGTATATGAACGGCACTCTACGTAGCTGGATTCACTTTATTGAATTGCGTAGTGCAAACGGTACACAAAAAGAGCATCAACTAGTTGCTGTAGCCTGTGCTAAGGCCATTGCTGCCATATTCCCAATGAGTGAAAGCCTAGTGCAATGAAAGAAAAAATTGATCAGTTTTGCAAAAACTACGAAATACAAATCGTAGATGATCAAAAACGGAGGGCTAGATACCACCCTCCCAAATATTTTACAGATCCTATGCGAGCAGATATTATCAATAAGGATTTTGTAGAATTTGAAACTGAAAAAGTCTATACAGTTCAAATACCTGAAAGCCGCTTTCGAGCTCTAGTAGAAATGGAACAGAGATTTTTTGGCAACCATAAACACGGCTACAGTGATGCTGATATGTTTTCTATGCTTATGGAAAAAGAACGTGAGGAAAGTTGGTATCGGCAGTCAAACACGGCTGTGCAAAAAGCATACGAACAATACAGTATTATGCTTAATCTGGCAGGATATCAAAGAAAAATCTAAATGAAAACCGCAATTGTGATACCCGCGAGACTTGCAAGCACTCGCTTTCCAAATAAAATGCTATGTGATGTCGGTGGACAAACTCTTATTCGTAGAGTCTACGAACAATGCTTATCCACGGGGCTCGATGTATATGTTGCAACGGACAGCAAAGACATTGCCGCTGAAGTATCAAATGCTCTACTGGTATATGATTCTGAAAACGGTACAGCTCGTATTGCCAAAGCCATAGATCAAATGCCTCATTATGATGCCATAATCAATGTGCAGGGTGACATGGTAACAGTGCCTGTAGAAGATGTAAAGAAATTGCCATTGCTGCTCAATATCTACGATGTTGCCACATTAAAACATCCCATGGCAGATGGTCAACGACACGATCCTAACACTGTTAAAGTGATTTCGTCGGGCACCGAAGCACACTGGTTCTGTCGTGCTCCTTTAAAATACGGTGATTGGCATTACGGTATCTACGCTTACAGAATGGATGCTCTTAAAAAATACCAAACACTGACTGTCTATCCCGAAGAAAACATTGAAAGTCTGGAACAATTACGTTGGATACAAAATGGTTACACTATTGGTATCATCGACGCAGGAATCGCTGCTGAAATCAATACTCCGGAAGATTTAGAATTGTTCAAAAAAGAATCTTATTGACAGGTTTCTAGAAAGACTGTATAATTACTTTATTATGGCACAACACACAAACTATTGGTCTTGCTCACCGTTCGCTGATTGGCTTCGCGGTACTAAAAAACTGGCCGCGGGTACATCCGATGAATGGGATGACTGGACCACAGCCGCTCAGATGAAGCACAACTTCCGCTATTGGTTAGCAGAAGAAGCACTTGGACACATCCAAGATTTTGTCACTTGGCCTGTAAGGACTCTTTATGATATCAAGTACTACATTAACAACCGTTGGGTTAGTCGCACTCATAGCCTTACCGCTCATCCCCGGGATATTAAGCCTGGCCAGTGGCAGGACGTGGGGAACCGCTTTTTGCCTTGCTTATTCAATGAGTTGGTTGATTTTGTTGAGATAGAATCAGCTTGGAGTCATATTGCCTGGGGCGACAAAGAAGCTCGTGCCAAGTATGATCCTCCCTTCTGGGCCAGTGGTTGGTTCCGTTGGCGTGTGTGGCGTTGCCCACAGGCTGGTCTCGATCACTTAGACTGGGCAATGACACTGACCAACACTGACTGGTGCCAACCAGACGATCCAGAATACGGCAAGCCCACCGGACAAGCAGAACGTGCCAAAGAAATCAAAGAACTCTACACCTGGTGGACTGTGACCTATCGTGCTCGTCCTGATCCATATGATGCCAGTGGCTGGAGTGACTACTGCGAACAGGCTAGAATTCTCAATGGTGGCAAATTGTTTGGTGGTAAGAGTACTCCTGAACTTAAAAAACTAAGCGATAAATCACACAAGCTACTTCAGAAAATTGAAGCCGCATATGAAAAAGAAGATGAAGTCATGATGATCCGATTAATCAAGGCTAGAGATAGTTTATGGACCTAACAGCCGAAGCTCCAGCTAGGAGTATTTTAAAAGTTAATGAGTGGGGTACATCTAAAATGTACAAGGTTGTCTGCGAATGCGGCAACGATGATTGTACACATACCGTTGATATAGAGGCAGAAGATACCGGCGTAACTGTAACCATTTATACTAAAACAAGAACTAACTTTTGGTCAATGAATCGTTGGCAACACATTTGGACATTGTTAATCAACGGCCATGTAGACTTCGAAACTAACATACATTTGTCAGAACAAAGTGCTCTTAATTATAGTGAAACACTAAAACAAGCTGTATATGATGTTAAAAATTTCAAGAAGCCCCTCCCGTAATACTTTTCAAAAAGAAAAGTATATCGAACGCTGTAAGGAAGAGGGCAAAGAGCCTAGCAAAGCATATATTAGAATGTACGAAGAACATAATTTTGATAAACTGATCAAAGAAGAGGATCCCAATTGGCGTAAAGACAATATGGAATATGATCTTCGATCCACTGATTGGATACTGGCCAAGGTTCGTGAAAGTAATGTGTATGCTCAGAATCTCTATGCCTCAATGTGCAATATGCAGTTTATCAAAATGGATGTTTTACCTATTCTAAAAAATCAACGCTGGTCGTGTTCGTGGAGATATGCTGGTGGTATCGTTGCCGATATGCAGGAGAAAGGCGATTACATTGATTGGTATTGTAGCGGTATTAGAGATACTAGAACTCTAATTGCAAGCGAGTTTGCTGTGCTCACTGAGCAACAACAACTGGCCTATAAAGAAGGTGAAGGCTATGTTAGCGAAGGCATAGTCACTGATGAGATCCGTGAGGATCTATTTCGTCTGGGCTGGGTAGTCCAAGACGATAGAATGGACGACTAACCAAAAGGAGACAATAGTCCAAAATGAACTGGGAACTTTATGAAGTATGGGCCGAGGACGATGCCGGCCAAGAAGAGTTGATTGAAACAACCAACAGCCGTAAGCAGGCTTTTGAAATTGCTCAGACTCAATTAAATTTGGGCTATATTGCCAGCATTGTGTATTTGGAAAACGAAGATGGCGAGTTAGAAAAGGTCAAAAGATTTGAACACAGTTGACAATCTTGATAAATGGTGTTATACTATAAGTATTGTTTAACACACTGGAGTGAAAATGGCTACTAACGCAAAACATTTGGCAGAAGTTCGTGCAAAGAAGGGTCGTGACTTTAGCCCAAAATGGGAAGGACACGAAACCTGGGATACCAATCAATTCTTACGCCAGTTTCATTCTGCCATGGCCTGGTATCGTTTAGAAAGTTCTGCCAAGGAACTCAAACCCAAAGTGATAGATTGGATGGGTCGTCAGGGCTGTACCAAAGAAGATATTTCTGCATTTAAGAAAACCAAAGACAATCGTTGCGGCATGACAATGGGTGCAGTTGCAGCCTGTCTACTCAAAGGTATGCCTAGTGTTCGTGACGAGTTCAATGAAGGTAGAGACACTGCCGTTTGGTTGCGGGCTCGTATCAACGAAGTTATTGAGCAGGGACGGGACGATGTTGATGACAGCGATAGCGGCATTGAGGTTAAAAAAGATGTATATGTTCCTAGCATCCAAGAACGGCTTCGTGAAGTGTCTTTGGGAATGACTGAGGAAATTGAAGCAGCCATCGAAGCGTTTCAAACTGATCCCGAAACATTTGATCCAAAGGCATTTAAAATGCTGAACTTGCTCAAGGCAAAACAGGCCAAGGCAGCTCACGCTCGGATCATTCGTGACTTTTATGCTCGTGACCTTACAGAGCTACTTGAGCTCGCCAGTGGCAAAGCTGACGAGCAGTTGAAAGAAGGCTACAGTCACCGTAGCAAGAAACAGATTAAATCCTTTATTGCATTTTTACAAGAAATTGAAAGTGCCTGCAATATGCTAATGCAAGAGGCCAAGGTTAACAAGAAGCCCCGTGCTAAAAAGGTTGTCAGCAAAGACAAGATCATTGCCAAACTCAAGTACAAGAAGAGCGACGAGCCTCTCAAACTGGTTAGTATTAATCCAGCAGACATTATTGGTGCTCAGGAATTATGGATTTTTAACAGTAAAACACGCAAACTTGGCAAGTATGTGGCTGCTGAGTTCCAGGAACTTGGTATCAAAGGCACCACTATTACAGGCTTCAACGAAATAAAAAGTGTGCAAAAAACTTTGCGTAAGCCTGCAGAACAAATCAAGGCCTTTAAAGAGGCTGGCAAAGTGGTTCTTCGCAAGTTTCTTGAAGAGATTAATGCAGTAGATACCAAGATGAACGGTCGAATCAACGAAGATATTATGCTGTTAAAGATTGCATAATATTTCAGTGAGAGTTTGATAAATACTGATATGAATAATACCAATATCGATCAAACTCTTACTGAATTCAACGATGCTTTTAAAGCACTGTTGGAACAGGCACATCGACCTGTTGCTCAGGAAATTACACAATTTGTAGAATTTCGTGCCAAAGACGGTAGCACAAATAACGGCAAGGGCATCCTTTGGTTCGGTGAAGGTAATGTAAAACAATTTGTGTACAATGAAAAGCCGGATAGATTTTTCTCATCTGAGCACATTGAACTATTCAAAGATCGCACATTGATCATTGGCGGAGTGCCTATTCTTTCTTCTACGGAACTAGGCACATCTGTAACAAAGAGCAATCTACGTGAACTAGGAAGACTTCGAGGATTGATCGTAGACGGATCAATAGTAATCGATCAATACATCTATTACAATAAAGAAAATAATAGACTGGGACTAGGTACGGACACTCCAAATGCAGGATTATCTGTAGCAGAAGACGGCATTGAGGTTATGCTTGGAACTAAAGATCAAACACGAGGAATGGTAGGAACACATGCCAGTACTCCTTTTGACATTATCACCGATAATACAACTAGAATAAGCGTATCACCTAATGGAAATATACAACTAGGCAACACTGAACAACCCCCTATTCAAGTGTCAATTCATGGAAAATTAAGTATTGGAGTCAAGAATCCCGATCCAGCGGTCGATTTACACGTAAACGGATCAGTAAGATTTAACGGACATATGCAGTCATATGCAAGCACACCCCCGGACTATGGTGCATACACTCGAGGTGACATAGTTTGGAATTCAGAACCAGAAATTAAAAAGTATATAGGTTGGGTCTGTGCAAAATCCGGTGTGCCAGGAACTTGGTTACCATTCGGAGAAATCAAAGAAAGAGATAGATGATACCTAATTCTGTACTGGTAATGGGCAATGGCGAAAGTCGTGGTTCTATTAATATACAAAATTTATTAGGTAATATATTATTGGTAGGCTGTAACGCCATACATCGAGACGCTGTGGTCAATCACCTTATTTGCTGTGATGAACGTATGGTAAGAGAAGCAGTAGAAAATCCAAACACAGCTTCAACATTTATATATGTTCGAGAACACGCATATCAATGGTTTCGCAAGGTGCAAAAGCACAAAAATATAATTCTATTACCTGATATTCCCAATCAAGAACACAATAGAATTGATCAACCAAGAAATTGGGGTAGTGGAACTTATGCATTACTGGTTGCTTCTCAGTTGCCAGACATTAAAAAAGTTTATCTATTGGGTTTTGATTTATACGGTAACGATACGTTAGTAAACAATCTTTATAAAAACACAAAAAATTATTCTTCCGGAGGATCACACTCAGTTGATCCTAGCTATTGGATTTGGCAAGCAGCCAAAGTATTCAAATTGTTTCCTACTATAGAATATAATATTGTGAATCATGACAAATGGCTGATGCCACCAGAATGGAAAAAATCTAATGTTGGGTTTCTTAGCATAGATAATTTTAAGAATCAGTTGCAAAACAGTTAAATAGACTGTATACTAAAACTTAGCGGACTTTCTACGTCATTCATCCCGCTTTATAAACTCTGCATGTCGTCAAACTTGCTACCTTACAAAGGAGACTAGAGATGGCAAATCTACAACCCGTACTTTATAAGTACACTTCGACAAAAGAATATCACGATGCATTTCCCTGTGCTTACAGGCAATGGAGAAGTGATAGTCACTGTAATCTAATTCACGGCTATTCATTTAGCATGAAATTTTACTTTGGCACCAACGACCTAGACGTCCGCAATTGGGCGGCTGACTATGGTGGTTTGAAAGAACTTAAAAAGACACTGGAAGATCAATTTGATCATACACTAATTGTTGCACAAGACGATCCATGTCTTGCTACATTTAAAATGTTGCAAGAAAAGAATATGGCTAAGATTGTTATCCTGCCGGCACTAGGCTGTGAAGCACTAAGCGACATGCTTTACAAATACGTGAATGGTGTTTACATTCCAGAAATGTGGGGTCCTGGTGAAGCAGCTAGGCTTTGGTGTTATCGTGTAGAAGTACGTGAGACACAGAGCAATATGGCTTTCCGTGAAGGTCATCGAGAATGGAATGAGGATCTGTTTGCGTGAACTCGCTTGAACGTATATGGGCCCGGGCGACCGGGCACCTAATGGGTCAAACAGATGAGGATAGACCAGATGTGCCCATCCTTTCTCTACGCGAAGCTCGAATTGCTCTATTCTTTAAAACATTCTGGGTAATTATTCATGTTATAACCTGTCTGTTTATTATTGCCAACACCATTAGACATTGGTAAATAATTATATGCGTACATTTAACATTCATAATATAAAATTAGGAAACAACGAGCCGTTGGTATTGATTGCCGGGCCTTGTCAAATTGAAAGTCTAGACCATACACTCGAAACTGCACATAGCATAAAAGAAACCTGCGATAGTTTAGGAATTAAATTTATCTATAAAAGCAGCTTTGACAAAGCCAATCGATCTAGCATATCAACTCAACGAGGTATTGGAATTGACGAAGGTTTAAAAATTCTCAATACCGTTAAACATCAGTTAGGAGTGCCAGTTTTAACTGACATTCACGAAAGCTATCAGGCAGAACTGTGTGCTACAGCTGGCATTGATGTACTACAGATCCCAGCATTTCTCTGTAGACAGACTGACCTATTGTTGGCAGCAGGTGCTACAGGCTGTGCCATCAATGTCAAGAAGGGGCAGTTCCTTGCACCTCACGATATGAAGAACGTTGCGACAAAGATTGCTTCAACTGGCAATGACCGCATCATGTTATGCGAAAGAGGATACACTCATGGATATAATAATCTTGTTGTTGATATGCGTAGTCTACCCATTATGGCAAGCACCGGGTATCCAGTGGTCTTTGATGCCACACATAGTGTTCAGCAACCAGGGGGATTGGGCTCAGTCTCCGGAGGGGATCGTACTATGGTCCCGTACCTCGCGAGGGCAGCAGTGGCCACCGGATGCGTAAGTGCAGTGTTTATGGAATGTCATGAAGATCCAGACAATGCCCCTAGCGATGGTCCCAATATGATAATGTTGTCTAATCTTAAAAACGTGTTAGAAAGTCTTATAAAAATAGATGGAATTGTTAAATCCTCCTCAAACTAAACAAGAACGAAAGCGACTCAAGGCTATTAGAAGATTTGAAAAAGAGTCTCAACATCTGCAAAAAGAAATTGGTGTCGGTGATGCTAATCCTGAAAAAGTAACTGTTCTGTGTGTAAAATTTGGTACTAAGTACGGGCGTGAATATATCGAACGACTTCGGAACATGGTATCCCGCCATCTTACGGTACCTTATGAATTTGTCTGCATCACTGATGATCAACACTCCATACCTGGTGTTCGAAGTATTGTGCAACCTATGAAAAATTATAAAAAAATATGGTGGCACAAGGTACATATGTTTGATCCTGGGCTGCCAATACAAGGAAGAATATTATATTTTGATCTTGACGTGATAATACACGCCAATATTGATAGTCTTGCAATCGGTCACGGACATAGTTTCTTGGGTATCAAAGATTTTAATAGAAAATTTCATGCTTCGTGGACCTATCTCAATAGTTCAGTTATGAGTTGGATACACGGATCACAAACTCATATCTATCAAGAATTTAATAATAACCCAAACGAAGCACAAAAACTGCAAGGTGATCAAGATTGGATATGGAAAACCAGCAAGGATCGTATAAAGTTTTGGCCCATAGAATGGATTCAAAGTTACAAATGGGAAATTCGCAGTCGCGAAGAACTGGTGTTGAAGGACGGTAAACGAAACTTCAAGTCAGTGATCAATCCAAAAATTCCAATCAATTGCAGTGTTTGTGTATTTCACGGAGATCCAAATCCTCACGATGTTTTAGATCCGTATGTAGTTGACAACTGGCGGTGATTGTGCTATAATAATAGCATGACTACTATTACCCCCGAAGCATTACGCACTCTGCTTCTTGAAAACGAGTGTGTTGTTGAATTTACCAAAGTCAACGGCGAGACTCGAGCTATGCCCTGTACACTCAAGGCAGAGCTCATTCCTGCTCCTACTCCCCATATTAGTAACACAGACAATCCCGTTGACTTTCCCAAAGTTAAAAAAGAAAATCCTAATGTTATGAGTGTTTGGTGTTTAGATAAAAAGGAATGGCGATCCTTCCGTATCGCCAATGTGATCTCAGCGAAAGTAAAAGATGAAACTAACACAGTACAGTCGTAATCGTATCCTAGAAACTTTTAACCGCTGGAATGTACCTAAAGAGTTTGCCGAGCCAATGTACAATTATCTTGTTCATGGGTTTAGTCCGGGCGGATGTTTTACCGCGGTGCTAGCCAATGACTTTCACCGTGCTATACGTAGCAGTCATCCTGGCAACACTGTCGAAGCATTTAAGGCTCTGTCTGGTTGGATAGATGAATGCATACCTCCCGAAACAAAAGGTAACTATAATAATGTTGAAGTTTGGTGCAGTCTACCTGCAGATGTTCGTAGATCAATATTAGAAGACTGCGAAATAATCTATACTGAGCAACAAGAAATTATGATGGCTCTGCAAAGTAAACCCACAGTTGAACCTGTCTTTTTTTAATGAAAGAAACTATGATTAAACGCATAGGCTTTGCCTGCAAATGGATCAATGATCCTGAAGAAGTCAACGGCATGAAGATCAATGCCAAAGACCGTGACTTAAATACTGGTGCTACTACAGTTAGGTGGTTGCGTGAACATCCCCAAGAAGCAGAACAGCGACTTTGGGACTTGATGAAACGAAATATTGATGCCTGCACCAAGTTGGTGGCCAGGGTAGGAACACTAGATGAAGATCTTAGAATGGTACGACTCAGCAGCGATATACTGCCTGTATACACTGAGCCTAGTTGGAAGTGGTTTTGGCGGCAGCCCGATGTTAGAGCCTATGCAGAAACAGCATTTAGAACAGTGGGAGATTTGGCTCGCCAGAACGGTGTTCGCCTGTCTTTCCACCCTGGTCAGTTTTGCGTGTTGGCATCTATCAACCCTGGTATTGTAGAACGAAGTATCGAAGAGTTTGAGTATCATGTGGACATGGCTCGCTGGATGGGCTATGGCAAGACGTTTCAAGACTTTAAGATCAATGTGCATATCTCGGGTAAGCAAGGTCCACAAGGTGTTCGTGATGCTCTAAGCAAAATGACACCCGAAGCCCGTAACTGTCTTACCATTGAGAATGACGAAATGACCTGGGGCATTGACTCTAGCATTGAGTTGGTCAAGGACTGTGCCCTGGTCATGGACATACATCATCATTGGATTAACTCTGGAGAATATATTGAAGCAACTGACGACCGTGTTAAGCGGATTATTGATAGCTGGCGTGGCGTTCGCCCTGTTTTACATTATAGTGTTTCACGGGAAGACTGTCTTATTGACCATCCCGGACATATCCGTCCCAATCTTTCGACCCTCTTAGAGCAGGGCTACAAAAAACAAAAGCTCAGAGCACATTCAGAATTTTACTGGAATACAGCAGTAAATGAATGGGCACTGAGCTTTCGAGACTCGTTTGACATCATGTGCGAAAGCAAGGCTAAGAATCTATCCAGCTTTGCACTCTATGAACAAAGTCTTAAGCAGCCGGCTTTACTTTTGGCTTAAGTGGTGCTTTTGGCTTAGGTGGTGCTTTTGACGTTGCAGTCTTTGGAGCAACAGGCTTTTTGGCAACCTGTGGCTTTTTAGGTGCAGGCTTTTTAGCAGGTGCTTGTTCAACCACAGCCGCTGGAACAACTGCTTCTGCCTCAACAACCACTGCTTCAACTACAGGCGCAGGTGCTGCCTCAACAACCACTGCCTCAACTACAGGCGCAGGTGCTGCCTCAGCTTTATATGGGGCTTCCGCAGTTTGTTCTGCTGGCTTGGCGCCAAATAGTTTCTTTAATAAATCGATCATACTAAATCTCCTTAGGAATTTATTTAGCGGTAAATACATATATGGAATTTAAATTCATTCAAAAGTTTATAATCGAAGGCAAAAAAGACAAACTCATACAGTTGACACTGCCCTACGACCCCGATGAGTTGGCGCCAATAAAATCCAAAGAAACTATAGATTATCACTACGGTACACTATATAAAGCCTATGTTGATCGATACAACAAGGGCGAGGGTGATGACGATTTCAACGAAGCTGGTGCGTTTTTACACAATATCTATTTTGGTCAATTACAAAAACCAGAAGGTGCCAATAGACCCTATGATGCTATTTTACAGTTTATAGAAAAACATTTTGATACATTTGATCGTTTCAAAGAAGAATTTGAAAAAACTGCTATGACAATACAAGGCAGCGGGTGGGCATACCTAGCTCGAGATGGCAAGATCAAAACCATTGCGAATCACGAAATTAGAAATGATATTGTGCTGTTAGTAGATTGGTGGGAACACGCTTGGGCTTTAGACTATCAGGCTGATAAAAAAAGCTATTTGAAAAACATATGGAAGCTAATAAACTGGAGAGTAATCAATGGCGTACTCGGACAAAGTAATCGATCACTATGAAAACCCACGTAATGTAGGATCATTTGCTAAAGATGATCCCAACATAGGCACAGGTATGGTCGGTGCTCCGGCATGCGGAGATGTAATGAAATTACAGATAAAGGTAGACAATGATACAGGTCTTATTACAGATGCAAAATTTAAAACGTATGGCTGCGGATCGGCTATCGCGAGTTCGAGCCTCATTACAGAATGGGTCAAAGGAAAAACCCTCGACCAAGCCGGAGCAATTAAAAACTCCGAAATCGCCGAAGAACTAGCCCTACCTCCAGTAAAGATACACTGTAGTATTCTAGCAGAGGATGCAATCAAAGCAGCCGTAAATGATTACCGTAACCGACACAGCCTGTAAAAGAATTAAGCAAACACTTGCCAAACGTGGCAAGGGTGCGGGTATTCGAATAGGTGTTAGAACTACAGGGTGTAGTGGGTTGGCCTACGTATTAGAATACGTAGATGACTACAAACCCGAAACTGGAGTAACTAATTTTGCTCAAGATGGTTTTGTTGTTTTGGTAGATGCCAAAAGTCTAGTGTATCTAAAAGGGATAACTATGGATTGGGTTCGCAATGGGCTCAATGAGGGATTTGACTTCGTCAATCCCAACGAACGTGATCGATGCGGTTGCGGTGAAAGTTTTAGAGTTTAGAAATATCTAGATCAGCGTCAGCGGGCATATCCCAGATTTTCTTGTGATCTACTCCTGTTCGCTGCGCAAATCTCTTGATATCGCACCCAGAACAACAATGAAAGTAGTTGTTATTCAACCGTTTTCTATCTATATTTTTTAGATCTCTTTCAAACACTGCATCACAGTCATCACACTTTAAAGTCACAACGGTTTTTGTCCTGGTATAACTGTGTTGATTGCCCAGTTTACTGAACCTAACATATTGATTTTTCTGCGATCTGGTCTGTATGAACATCTAGTATTTACATTAGGCTTATAAAAACTTTGGATAAATATTATCGATATCCAAACACATAGGATCTGCTATGGCAAGAAAAATTATTAATATTGGTGCAATTGGCAACGACGGCACCGGCGACAGTATCAGAGACAGTTTTAGATCTGTCAACGACAACTTTAGAGAACTCTATAGTTCACTAGGACTAGGTGAAAAACTCACATTCATAGGTCTAGATGATACACCCGAATCATTTCCTAACGATTATGAAAATGCGTTGGTTGTGATCAATGATACCACAGACGGCGTGGTTTTCAAAAAACTAGAAGCTGGCGTAGGTGTTCAAATTGATTTTGATACCAGTCAAAATTCCATTGTGGTCAACAGCTTGTTTTCAGATATTTCAGGCGATCCTAATCCAAATCTAGGAGGACCAGTTAATGCTCAAAGTGGTGGAGTAAGATATCCTATTGGAAATTTACCCGATATAGGATCTTTTTCTGAACTCACTGATTCAATTGGCAGAATAAACACAATTCACGGATCCACTGCCACAGAAACAAACAGACTGGCGGCCAATAAGGGCTATGTAGATTCCAAGATATCCCTGCAGGGCATAGATGCTGTTGATCCTGCTACCAATACAACCAACACTGCATTTGGTACCATGACCGGGCCGTTGATACTTTCAAGAGACCCTGTGGATGATGATGATGTGGCCTACAATGGTTTGATAGCTGCCACCAAACGATATGTTGACAGTTCCGGTTATAGCAGCACAGTGAATCTGTATGTGAGTACAGCCGGGTTAGATGATCGACCAGGTGTTGGATTAGACCGACAAGGTCGCAGTTTGGCCTATGCATATAAGACACTAGAAGCTGCTCTTAAACGTGCAGAAGAATTGGTGCTGGAAGCACCGTTAGAAATTGGCCCTTACAAGAAAGTTCTTACTTGGAACAACGGTGATGAGCCTTGTACTCTAGTAGAAATTGACGATACCAGTGCTACCGCAGGCACTGGTTTCAGTCCTGCATTTATTTTTATGAATGTGGACACAGTTGAAATTGTCAGCGGTGGCCTAAATTATCTACCCGGTGACATACTTACTGTGGCCACTGGTACCGGTACAGCAGCAAGATATCAGGTGCTGTCGGTTAGTCCTGGCGGCTCAGGAGGACGAGGACCAGTTACTGCCATTAGACAGATCACTGGCGGCAACTACAGCGTGTTGCCCGCACCAGTGGCTCCAGCAGCCACTACCTGTCCCGGCAGCAGTGTTGGTGTTAGAACTGGATGCACACTAAATCTCACATTCAAAGTGGCCAGAGTGCAGGTTAACTCGGGAGGCCGTGGAACTGGATACGGTTTAGTGTCAGTGAGATTTGTTGGTGGTGGTGGTGGTGGAGCCTTTGGTGTAGCAGATGTTAGCGCAGTTGACGGCGGCATAAACAGCATCAGTATCACCAACGGAGGAACAGGGTTTACTTCGCAGCCATCTATACTTGTGAGTCTTCCAAGATTTAGATTGTTTACCAGCGGTTACAGAACAGACTTTACTGGAAATCCTGCATTGAGCACAGTGGCTGCTAACGCAGCCAAAGACATACGAGAAGGACTATATCTTCGTGGGGAAACGTCTGGAGCTCTTGCACAGATTCTAGCACACGACGGTACTTTGGACACGTCCGGCAATGAAGAATTTGATGTTGATGTTGTCAGTGGTGAATTTGTTGTTGGCGAGGTTATTTCATTCGGTGATGTAACCAAACGTATTCAAATTTCTGTATTTGTTGAAACTGGCATTTACCTAGAAAATTTACCATTACGTGTGCCTCAAAACGTGGCAGTAATAGGTGATGAATTTCGTAGAACTATTATTAGACCACAGATAGGCTTTGACAGTTCCAGTCCCTGGGCATTTTTGAATTTTAGACGAGATCCTGTGGTAGACGGACTGACTGTGGCAAATGAACTGTATGGTTATCACTATCTAGCAGATTCCACACAGCCTGTTTATCCCCTGATCAATAACAAAGGTAACTATACCAGTGCTGCACGACTGATCACATTGAATAGAAAGTTTATTCAAGATCAGGTCATAGGTTGGATCAATAATCAAATTTTAACAAACACTGCACCATTTACATCTGCATTTGACTACAATGAAGATATCTGTTATAGAGACGTTGGCTTGATCATAGACTCTATGGTATTTGATTTGAAATGGAGTGGACAGAATCGCACAATTTCTGCTGCATTGAAATACAAGGGACCAGCAGTTCCGGGCAGTAATCCTGCACTAGCTATTGGTGCGCAACTGAGTCAGACTGTGGCCGGTATTCAACGTATCAACACCTTGGCCCAAGACATTATCGACAATGTGAGTATTGCGGCACTGTATACATTGTCCGGTACTGTGGCCACTACTGCCACAGTACCAACACTACAGACTCTAGACGAAGGTCTAGTGGCAGAAGTAGGATCCGATACTGTGATCACATTGTTGACCAATGCCATAGTTGATGTTATCAGCAACAGTGGAACAGTAAACTATCCCAAAGACAACGGCGATATGGACATGTTCTTGTGTAACGATGCTGTAATCCTAAGAGCCATGACCTTCCAGGGTCAAGGTGGATTTGCAATGGTATTAGATCCAGAGGGACAAATCCTTGCTAAATCTCCGTACTGTCAAGAATCTGCATCCTTTAGTAGAAGTATAAATGCCAAGGCATTTTCTGGTGGTATGTTTGTAGATGGATTCACCGGCAATCAGAAATTTGTCATAGACAGCAAAGACAGTAATATATTTTTACGAGTATCGGGACTGCTGAGACCGCCTAATACTCCCTGCAGCTTTATTGTCAGTGGTGAAATTTACAGAATAAACTACATTAGAGGGTATACATTTGGAACAGGTGCTGCTACTGCTACCACAGGTGGATTCAGCACAGCTCAGTTCATCTTGGATGAGCTGACACCTTACACACCTGCTGCTGGATCACGTGCCTGTACATTTAGTACTCCAAATATAACCACTGCATCTGTTCACGAACTACAACCAGGTGCCATTGTGAAATTCAGTTCTACTGGAACACTGCCAACTGGTATCGCTGCCAATCAAGAATACTATGTGTTACTGGCTGGATTTACGCTTACTCAATTCAGAGTTGCCGCAGTAGCTGGCAGTACCACAGCAGTGACTTTTGTAGGTGCCGGCTCGGGTACACACAGTTTTATCAGAGTGTTTGAAGTTCTTATGCCCGGTAATCGTTCCATGCTTAGTAACGACTTTACCCAGGTCTGTGATCTAGGCTACGGACTTATAACCACCAACGGCGGATTGGCCGAAGCTGTGAGTATGTTTACCTACTACTGTCAAATTTCCTACTATTCATTGAACGGTGGACAGATTAGAAGCGTGGGTGGATCTAGTGCTCACGGAAACTTTGCATTGGTAGCGGAAGCCAGTGATCCATTAGAAGTTCCGACTCCCACAGGATTTTACACCGATCTTGCACAGACCGCAACTGTTTATGCTGCATCAGTTGATACGTTGAACGAAAAGGGAGAAAATATATTATATGTGACCTATGATGATTTCTTTCCTTTGCCGAACAGTGAATTAGAAATCAATCATGGAGGCCAAATTGTACGATATGTTGTCACTACGGCACAGATCAGCGATGTTGCCACCAAACGTGCAAAATTAAATATCAGCACCGGCGGCGGACTTTTGGCAGCAGTGCCCCATGGACAACGTGTTACAATTAGAAACAACAGTTTCCATGTGTTACACGGAGACATTGTAGAGGTAGCAACTAGACCTAGTACTGCTCTGATACTAAATGACAGTAATTTTGTCTACAGACAATTGGAATTCACAGACTATGATTCCACATATGATCTAGAAACCTATACTATCACAGGTATAAACTATGGCACTGGGGTGATAACCACTGATATCAATCATAGACAACGTGCAGGATATCAAGTGAGATTTGTCAAACCTCCAGGCGCAGTGTTGCCCAATGAGATTACTGCAGGTGTCACAGTTGACGACGGTGTCATATACTATGTCAAGACTGCACCAACTCCTACCACATTTACCATTTCTGCTACAGAAACAGGCTCAGGCATAACCACATTTACTGGATCGGCGGTGTCGGGAAGTCCCACAATGGTTCCTTACGGTCTAGCCCTGGCACAAGGTAGAGAAAATTATGATTATATAGAAATCACTGTGTATGAGCCGGGTGTAGAAACAGGTGCGGCCAATACTGTAACCAGTATAAGCACTGCGGCCAATACGTTTACCAAAAACAGTCACGGACTCACAGCTGGTCAACCTGTGAGATTCAGTGCCAGTGTGTTGCCTGGAGGACTAACTGCAAACACAGTGTACTTTGTAACCACTTCTGGACTAACTGCCAATGATTTCAGTGTTAGTACCAGAGCGTTAGTAGACAGTACATTTATAGGTGTGCCTACTTCTTTGGCATTTTCAGTGGGGCCATCCCTGGGAACATCTACTGGCGCTGGTCCTTATTTTACAACCATTTCAAATATCATCTGTTTGGAAAATCTTATATTGGGATCAAGTTTGGTAGCAAAGCCAAATATTACCGGTGTTAGCGCAGTAGGTGACGGTGTTACCTGCACATTGACGTTTACCGCTCAAAACGTTCCTCCATATTTGCCATTCCAGTTGATTACTGTGAGCGCATTTGCTGTAGGTGGTGTGCCATTCAATGGCGCACAAACCGTGGTGACCTGTACCAATACCACTGTGACATTTGCCAGCGCAACCATTGCTACAGACAGCGGTGGTGTCATAGCTACTGGTGGTACAGGCGCATTAGGTGCGGACTCAGTGATTTATTCTGTTTCTGCAGCTACCAACAGCATTGTGGTGCAGTCTTCTACAGCAGCCACAACAGGAACAATAGCCTTTCAACTAGAAGGCAGTGTGTTAGATATCACCACAACCGGTACTGCCGTAACCTACAAACTGATTCAAGGCGAACGTGGTGATGCTACCTTTGGTATAGGAAACCTAGGCGGCAGTGACGGTGATAGATTGTTGACTGGTATAGCTGCTGGTACATTTTATAGATTTGTACACGAAGGCCAAGAATATGAAATAACCAATTATCAAGACAGTCTTACCACTGGTCAAGACTATGCACTACTAACAGTCAGTCCAGCATTGACACGCAGTGTGGTCAGATTCAATGATACGCCTACTCTAAAGGGATCGGTTCCTGGACCAAGCGCACTATCCGATGGTACACTGACCATTAGAATCAGTTTGACTCGTGTTACGTCACATGATCTATTGGAAATTGGTACAGGTGGTTATGCCGATACCAACTATCCTAGCGAAATCTATGGACCTGCCGTTAATTCAATTATTTCAGTACCTACATATGCCACACAGGCAGATACAGAAACAGGCGAACTAGTATTACGTGCGCAGATGCAGGAACGAGGCTCGGGGCGTACATTCTTTGTGACCACTGACCAATTTGGTAACTTTAACGTTGGTCCGTTCTTCCGTGTTGATCAGGGTACTGGTACTGTTACATTCTCAGCTTCAATTGCGCTGAGTCAGTTAGACGGTCTAGGATTTAAACGTGGTACAACAATTTCTGAATTCTCCACAGCAATGGACGAAGGTCGTGTTGACGCGGTGCCTACAGAATCAGCGGTTAGAACCTACATTGGTCGTAGATTGGGATTGGACTTCAATGGCAACATTGTTGCCCTAGGCGATCGTGTGCCAAACAATGTGGGCTTTATGGCTCTTAGTGGTGACTTGGCGTGGGTTGGACCTGCTGACATGGACATGAATTCGTACAAGATTGAAAATCTTGGGGTGCCTACATTAGCCAGTGATGCTGCCAGACTGGACAGTATTACAATTACTAATCTAAAAGATACCGACGGAACCAGCCTATTTAATTTTTCACAGTCACAGGCAGGTCAATTGTTAGCCTTGGATGGTACGGGTAATACAATTATCAATGTGACACCTACAGGTGAAGTTACTTTTGATATATTGTTAGGTGATAGTACTACCAACATCATAAGAACCACTATCAGTGATGGTGTCATTGACGATGCCAATATCATGTCCACTGCGGCCATTGATCAGGCCAAGTTGAGTTTGAATGATGCTTATGCTACTATATCAGCCAGTATTACCAATGTGACTGCAACTGGTAGCGGCAGTACAGCTACTATAACATTCCCTGTAGCACAGTCCAGTGCTCCGTTTACAGCGGGACAAAAAATTGTAGTTACAGGATTGTCTGTGAGTGGATACAACGGAACTTATACCGTTGCAACCTGCAACACCACTGTTGTTACCTATAGTAATACAACTACAGGATCAGCTATCAGTGGAACTGTAGCAGCTCTACGAGGTATATCAAGTTTTGACAGTGCTCAATTTACACTAACCAACGGTTGGGCTACAATCAAAGACAACGGTCTAGCATTGACCAAATTAGCACAGGTGGGAGCAGATAGACTATTGGGCAACAGTACAGCTTCAACAGCCGATGTTGCTGAAGTGAGCTTTGCCACAGTGGTTGATGAAGGCCTGGCTTTGAGACTGTCGGACTATGGCAGCGCCACAAGTACTGGTTATCTACGACACACAGGCGGCGATGGCACTGTTCGTGCAAGTTGGGCATACAGCATTGTTGACGAAGCTTCTGCTGCCACTGTGAGCACTTTGGTTAAACGTGATAGCAACGGAGATTTTGCTGCACGTAATGTAGATCTTGCTCAGCTTAAAATTGACAGCATATTATCCATTGACAGCAGCGCCAGCGGCACTGGTGGATTTCTTCAGTATTATGGTTATCTAGGACAAGTGGGTATTTACATAGGTGATGGTACAGTACCAGCTAGCGATAAGAAAACTTACTACAACAACACACAGCACGTATTCCGCAGTCAAGACAGTGCCACAACATTTGCCACTCTCGACTCTACTGGTATTAGTGTAGCAGCATTAAAAAGTTGTACCAGTATCAGCACAGGCGCTGTGACAACACCTGGAACTATAGAGGGCTATTGGTCATTGAGTGGTAGCAGTAGATTCCAAGCTACCTATGCTGCTGACCTAGCAGAATACTACGAAGGTGACAAGGAGTATGCTGTGGGCACTGTGTTGATATTTGGTGGAGACAAAGAAGTTACAATAGCAAATCGACAAGGTGATCATAGAGTGGCTGGTGTAGTAAGCGATAATGCTGCCTATTCCATGAATGGTGATTGTCCGGGCTTTAAAAATCAAGTGGCTCTACAGGGTAGAGTTCCTTGTCGAGTAGTTGGAAAAATTGAGAAGGGAGACCTGCTGATTGCCAGCAACATTGCAGGCTGTGCTGTAAGTGCAGGCGGTGATGCTAGAACAGGCACAGTGATTGGCAAAGCACTAGAAAACTACAATTCAGATCATATTGGCACTATTGAAGTGGCCGTGGGAAGAAACTAATGGCACAACAAACACTAAACGCAGGCAGTCCTCCAATAGTATGGAGCACAGTAGAAGATGCATTTACAAAAATAAATGCCAACTTTGACGAACTGTATGGTAGCATAGGAGGTCCGGGAGGAGTATTAGACTTTACCAGTCTCAGCACTGATATTAAACCCAGTGCCAGCGAAGTCTACGATCTTGGTAGTCCAACAGCTCGGTGGAGAGATCTTTATCTAGCTGGATCAAGTTTATATCTAGGCTCGGCACAGATAACCGCTGACGGAGCTGGTGTTGTGAATTTGCCGGCTGGCACTACTGTTGCAGGAGAGTTAATTAGAAATCCTGCAGAAACCAATTTCAAAACAATTACAGTTAGTGGTCAATCAAATATTGTTGCAGATAGTTTTGAAGACACATTGACTGTAGCAGCAGGCAATGCTGGTATAACATTGACCACAAATGCCGGCACTGACACATTAACCATTGCCAACAGCGGTGTTACAGACCTCACAGGAACTGCGGGGCAGATTGCAGTGAGTGCTGCAACGGGTAGTATAACACTAACCAATTTGGGAGTCACTAGTCTAACTGGCACAGCAGGTGGCATCGGAGTAAGTGCTGCAACTGGCGGTATAACATTGACCAATCTCGGTGTCAAGCAGATCGTAGGAACTGCCAGTCAGATTGGTGTAACTGGTGATGGCACTGGAATAGTAACCATTACCAATTTGGCTCCTGCAAGTCCAACATTTAGATTTATTGTTGTAGACGGTGCTACTCTGCAGCCAGTGGCAGCTGACAATATTTCAGATACATTGAATTTGATATCTGGTCCTGGTTTAACAATTACCAAAGACACTGCCACAGATACACTGACATTTAGTGTAAACAGCAATTTAGATATCAGAGGTTCGGTGTTTGCAGATGACTCCACCATGTTGGTAGATGCTACCAATGGCGTACTGAGAGGCACGTTGATCGGTACCGTGGTCGGTGACTTAAAAGGATCTATATTTGGCGACGACTCAACAAAGATTGTTGATGCTGTGGAGAACAAAGTATACGCAGAATTTTTTGGCAACTTAACTGGTAATGTAACTGGTAATTCTAGCTCGGCAACAGTTTCAACTACATTAGATATTACAGATACCAACGGACTGACAACTGTTTATTATCCTACGTTTGTTGAGAATAGAACTACTGGTCAAACTGTTAGAGCAGATATTGATCTATCATACAGAACAGATACCAATACACTAACAGTACCAAACATTGCTGGTAACTTAACTGGGTCAGTTACCGGTAATATTTTTACATCATTGATTGATTCATCAGATTCATCAGCAATTACTGTAACTCCTGCAACAATATTCAGTTCGGATGTAACTGTAGAAAATGATCTAGACGTTACACAACGATTAAGAGTTCAAGGCAGCAGGGTTATTAATATAACAGAATTACAAGCCATTGTGGCGGTCAGCATAGACTTTACTGACTTCCAAACAAGAATAGCTGGTTTGGTATAATTGGAGCGATAAATGGCAAAACAGAATATTAATGTAGGCACCACAGCCAACGACAAGAAAGGCGATAGCCTACGAGCTGCGTTTCAAAAAGTAAATGCTAACTTCACAGAACTTTACACAGCACTGGGAATAAATGCAGATGTCAATTTAAATATTGGCGCATTTGAATTCACTGGTAGCACCCTGAGTACCACAGACAGCACACCCGTTGTAATTGATCAAGCAACCACCATAACCAGTAACTTAACAGTTGGCGGAGATATGTTGCCTAGTGTGGCCAATGGTGGCGATCTAGGTAGTTCAACATTGCCTTGGCGCAGTCTGTATGTCAGCAATAACACAATTTTCCTAGGTGGCACAGCATTATCTGTAGATAGTCAAGGTAATCTATTAGTGGGAGGGCAGTTTATAGCAGATGTTGGCACAGCAGCCTGGAACAGTATCACAGGCAAGCCCACATTCGCTACAGTGGCTACTACAGGTGCCTATGCTGACCTAACTGGCAAGCCAACTATACCAACCAGCTTTGACAGCTTAGTCAACGGTGCTAACACAGTTAGTCTTGGCTCAGATGGTAAACTAACACTACCAAACGGTTCTACCATAGGAGATGCTGATACTTCCGCTGGTGTCCCAATAACCACAGCCCGTGGCACAATATTGTTGGGCAACCTAGCAGAGTGTGCAGGCGGGGAAAGTCATTTCCACATAATGAAAGGCGGCCAGCAGGCCATTGATTTGTTCTTGGGTGATGACAGCAACTATGTAAAACTGCCAAGCACTGGTGGGGTTGAAATAGCCACACAAAATTTCAATCAATATTCTTGGATCTTTAGCACAGATGGTAATTTAACTATCCCAGGTGATATCCGCAGTGAAGGCAATATCAATATTGACATCAACCTGTCAGACTCAACTCTGCACCGTTGGCAGTTCGGAGAAGATGGTGAGTTGACATTCCCTAACGGTGGTCAAATATCAAATTATCCAGGCGGCGTAGGTGTCAGCAACGACAGTTGGTTTGTGACACCCGACAACGGTACCGGCGGTATTTCCAGCCAAGACGGTCAGCAATATATACAGATAAACGATAATTTGCATGTTGAAATCGGCACAAGTTACGGCACAGAAAATGAATCTATTTGGCAATTTGGCCTTGATGGCAATCTAACACTGCCAGTAGGTGGAGACATTTTAGACAGCACAGGCACAAGTGTGTTAGGCGTTGGTGGCACAGGCGATAGTCTAACCAGTAACAATGACATCAACATCACAGTCAACAGTGAAGACAGCAGTAGCTATACTTGGAACTTTGGACAGACAGGTGATTTAACCGCTCCTGGCGACATTGTTGTCGGCGGCGTCGATGGCGGACACATTTACATAGACAGTACCGAAGGTGCCAATACCAGTGTGCGTTGGATCAATATGCCTGTAAATGAAGACGCTAGTATCATTAGAGCCTACACTGGCAATCCCGATGAGGAAACAGGTCTAAATCGAGGTCGAATTCAACTAGCGTGGCAAGACAGTGATCGTAGCGGTCTAAGAATTATATCATATGATCGCACTGATTCAGAAGATACAGTTGAACACGAATGGACCTTCCAAGGCGACGGCGGATTACAATTCCCAGATGGTACTACACAGACCACAGCCTACACTGGCGGTGGCGGTAATGCCAACACTGGAGACTTTACATTTAGCGAAGACACTATCACAAACGGTGACGGACTGATACTGTCCACCAATAGAGGCACATTGGCCATGGGTACTGACATGGAAGTGCCAGGTGTAGCACAACACTTCCATATTGCCTTTGACGGTAGTAACAGTAATCCACCCGCCAGTGACCTGTTCCTAGGTGATGACCACAACTATGTTAAATTGCCTGGATATGAACTCAACCCAACTGCTCAATTTGGTGTGGAGATTGGCACAGATAATAGAAACCTTGGCCCACAGAATATTGAAGTTGGTACGGTAGATGAACTTGTGCCACCGGGTGGCGTGTGGCGGGTGTTTATTGACCACGAGACCTATCCTAACTTGGGCTCCGCTGTCAGCGTAGGTGATACAGTGACCACATCATGGGGAACACCCATAACTGCCACAATCACAGACGTCGTTGAAGAACCTGGTAATTGGTGGAAAATTCATGTTGCTCAAGATATTACCGCTGGATTTCTTGATGAGGGTGAAACAGTTTCATTTGGTGCTTCAGGAGACAGTCATGTTTGGCGTTTTGGCACAGATGGTGATTTAACTATTCCAGGTGATATTAAGAGCGAAAACGACATCAACATCACAGTCAACAGTGAAGATAGCAGTAGCTATACTTGGAACTTTGGACAGACTGGTATACTAACAGCACCAGATGATATTGTCACTGGTACAAATGGTGGTAGATTTGTACAAGACTGTGCCGATGGCACAACTTCAATGCGTTGGATCAATGTAGAGGTTGACGAAGATAGCACACAACTTATTCGAGCCTACAGTGGTGAAGGTGACAGTGACGAACGAGCACAGATTAAACTAAACTGGCAGGATGAAGATCGCAGTGGCCTAACCATTAGATCATTTGATCGCACAGATACAGAAGATACTGTTAGCCATGATTGGAAATTTCAGGGCGACGGTAGCATAGAATTCCCAGACGGCAGTATACAGACCACAGCCTACACTGGACAGAATAGTGGCGCAATAGGTACTTTTTTTGTCGTAGTCAACGAAGACGGCACAGTCAGCAAATCCACAGACGGTGTCACTTGGACCACGGCAGTTGATCTAGTTCAAGGCATTGGTCGTGTGGCCACCAACGGTGTCACAGTGGCCATGATTCAAAGCGATCAACTGAGTTGGACCACATTCGCTGGGCTGGAAGCATCAACATACGTAAGCGGCAGCAGTGGCACTGCCGATGAAATCGGTGGTCAAGATATTGACTGGAATCAAATTGACTACGCCGGCGGATACTTTGTGGCAGTAGGTAGTTATACTCCAACCGGATCAAGTTTTACACAAGGTGTATACGGCTATAGTACAGATGGTAGAATTTGGGCTTTTCTAACTGTTGATCAAACAGTGGTAGAGTTTTTTGGTAACGATCCTGTGGACAGCGATTGGGAGTTTTCAGACGTAGACTACAATGGAGTGGGTTGGATGTTCAGCGTCGGCGACAACGAAAGCGGTGATGCCAACGGCGGTGGCGTATACATCACTGACCTAACAGCCACAGTGACTTCTGCTAGATGTTTTAGTATGAACATAACTTACCGGGCAGCATGGAATGGCTCAGCGTGGTACATGGAAGGTGAAGACAGTATAGCCGGTGTCAACACCAACCTCGATCCACGCAACGGCACATTCGCCGGGCCAATTGATCCATGGGCTACTGATATTCAAGATCTTGGCATTGACGCGGGTGACACTGTTGAAACAGCAGGCGGTAATGGATACCTTGCGGCAGGAGACGGTGACGGACACGTGGCGTGGAGTGATGACAACGGGCAAACCTGGCAGATTGTCACGCCGATACCATACACTCGTACTATTTCAGCAATTACACAAGCCAGCCCACCACAGGTAACATTCAGTGGCAGTGGGAATAATGGAACCTCGGGCGAGAAAGTCGTTATCAGCGGTTCGTCAGTCTCAGGCTATAACGGCACGTTTTACTGGAAGTCCGCCGATAATTCTTTATACACAGACCAAATATTAGACACACCATTTGACACCAGTGGACTAGCACCGTTCACTGGCACAGCAACACTGACTTGGAGTAACGGAACATACATTGACGCCATGGACTACATCAATGGTTATTTCTACATTGGCAATGACGATGAACAAATTGCTCGTACCACCGACTTTGTATCTTGGACCATTTTAGACGATCAAAGCAGTAGCGAATTTGACTATTGGAATGACATTGCTGGCTTTGTGGGAACAGGTGGCGACATTGGCGACATTGTGGTTGAAGTGGAAGAAGGTACCACAACACTGACCTTGGCCAACAAAGATTTTACTCTTGAAACCACCAGAACAGGTACTCAAGATGCTGACATAAATCTTACTGCCGCAGACGATATTTGGATTGAAGCCAATGGTAATGATATTTCTCTTTCAGCGGCAGATCAAGTTAGAATTAACACAGGCTGGTCCACCAATGACGACCCAGAAGAGTATCCTACTTGGACGTTTGACAATGTTGGTGATTTAACTATTCCAGGAAACATCAAGAGCGAAGGCAACATCAACCTTGACATTAACTTGAGTGACTCTACTCTAAGACGCTGGACATTTGGGGAAGATGGCAATCTAAATCTACCAACTGGCGGTGACATTCTTGACAGCGAAGGTAACTCAGTATTGGGTGGTGCTACAGGTGATGCCAATGTTTGGGTGCAGACATTTGAAACGCAAAACGGTGCTCCAACAGACATTGTGTCACTAGCAATCAGCGTGGAATACGATTCAGCGGGCAATGTGATTGCCTTGTTCAATCATTTCAACGACGATGGTGGTGGTAGTAGTTATTATTCCGTGGGCAAGTACACCACAACTGGCGCCAAGATATGGACAGCAAGATTTGACGATGAATTTTACACAGACGGTTGGGGGCTGGCAGTGGACAACGACAGCAACTCGATATATGTAGCAGGCGAGACAGATGTTGAAGGACAGGACAATGCCACTTTGACCAAAATTGACAGCACTGATGGCAGTGTACTATGGAGCAAGATCTATGACTTTGGATTCAGTAGTCAAAGTTCAGTAGTGGATGTGGCTTCAGACGGTGACCCGGTTATGGTTGGATATGCCTACAACGGCACAGATGACTATGTTGCCACTACCAAGGTAGATGCCGCAGACGGCTCAGTCATATGGTCAAGAGCACTGGACGGTCAGGCCGACGAAGAAGCCTACGGTATGGCAGTGGGTCCTACAGGTGAAGTGGTGGCCATTGGTTACATGGAGCAGTTGGGTATTCTTGATGCCGCCGAAACACTATACGCAGATCCAGTAAGCAACGCTAACTGGACAATAAATCAAACAGGAGTGTTAGCCGGCGCACTAGGGTTTGATGTTAGTTTTGCGGCAGGTGTTCCAACATTTGCCAACATTAGTGACACAGCAGGCGGCAGAACAGTGGATGACACAGTTGCTACTATCCTTGGCTCTATACTTGGCGGTGCTGATGGTGTAGACGATATGGTAGTCAAAGTAGCCACACTGGCCGCTAATAATACAGACAATCACATGCTTGTGGTCAAATACAACAGCGCAGGATCTATACAGTGGCAAAAGGCCATACTGTTTGATGAGGGTTTTGATTGCCGTGGAGCAGATGCTGACATCGACAGTGCGGGTAACATCTATGTAACTGGCAGTTATGAATATAGTTTTGAAAGCTACACAACCAGTGCCCTAAGCATACTGAAACTGGACGGCACGGGTGCTAAACAGTGGAGCAGAAGAGTAACAGGTGACTGTGATACATTTGGCGTCAGCGTGGTAGTTGGTGCTGATGACAAACTGTACTTGTCAGCCATGACTGGCAACGATGCCAATAGTGAGTACACTTGGGTCGCGGCCAAGTATGGCATTGACGGTACTGTAGAATGGCAAAGACTCATAGACAATACCACAGGTTGGTCATTTGCCGGTAACATCTTTGGCGCCGACGGCGGTGGTAGTAACATAGCAGTCAAAGACGGGTATGTGCTACTTGGCGGCGGTTTTGGTAATTTACCAGAAGATTTTCCTCAAGCCACAGTGGTTCAGGTCTCGGCTGCTGGAGATGTATTCACTGTTGGCGACTGGGATTTCAAAGCAGCCTCATTCAGCGGAGTGTTGTCTGCTGATGCCAGCGATATCACAGTGGTCAACGCAGGCAAGACCGACACAGACAATGCTGAAAACATCACCACCGGCACAGTGACACTGACCACAGAAGTCAGCGGATTCTTGATAGGCACATTATACTCAACCACTGCCAACAACAGATTAATCAACGGCAGTAACGAATTAGTTTTAGGTACAACAGGAACTGTGACATTGCCACAAGGCGGTACGATCACAGAAGGATATGTTACCAGCAATCCCACTATACAACTTACACCAGCAACGCCAACGGTGGCCAGTCAGAAGTTGGTGATCAAAGGCGGCAGCAATTATAATTTCACTGACAACGGTATAACCTTAAGTTATCAAGATAACACTGCTAACAACGGCGATAGTCTTGATTTCTATATTAACAACGCAATCACTTATGCTAACCAAACACTCTACTGGTGGATCTATCCAGAGGGTGCTGGCCTAACAACCCCAAGTTCTGGCACAATAGCACTAAATGGATCGGGTAATAGTGGAGAGGAATCTATCAGTTTTGTGGTAGACAGTGATGCTTATGAATTTACTGTGCGGGTATCACCTGAAGAAGATAATTACGATCCTGCGAATGTAGGTGTTGAATCAGGTTTGATAAACGGAGACGCACCCGCATATGGTGATCATCACTTACACTTGACCACAGGTGATTTAACAGAAACCAGTATCTTTCTGGGCACTGACGATCACAATGTGCGTACTACCACTGACGGTAAGATACAGATAACCACTCCTAATGATACTAACAATGTTTGGGAGTTTGACGCAACTGGTAACTTAACCATTCCAGGCAATATCCGTAGTGAAGGCAATATTGATATTGAGATTAATTTAAGTGATAGCACACTACGTAGATGGAGTTTTGGTGAAGATGGTAACTTAACATTACCAAATGGTATGACCATAGACAGCGAAGGTAGTTTAGGCAGTAACGCATTTGTTCGAATCGGTGGCAACAATACTCGGATCAGTATTGACGACAATGGAGCACCTCCAGGAATCGTAATGGCAACTGATATTACCGGTACAGGTAACTATTGGTTGTTTAGTTCAGATGGTATTACATCACTACCTGGAGATTTAGAATTAAACTCTACCGGTAATATCCGCAGTGAAAACGCTATCAACATTGAAGTCAATCTTTCAGACTCAACACTACGCAGATGGCGATTTGGTGAGGATGGCGAGTTAACATTCCCAGACAATACTGTACAGACAACGGCTTATACTGGCAATACCACTGCGACTACTCCAACAACAACTGGTATCCCTAATGGGTTTGCCCTGGATGCTTACACTAATACTAACCTCACTCCAGGAAACTATTCCAACATACTTGTTGGGTTTGATGGCAAAAATGTTACGCTAGGAGTTCAGGTTAGCAGTGAATATAATATTACTATTTTTGGTATTACAAATGCGTCGCCGGCTACTTTTATTATCAGTGACAGCGCCGTAATACCCGGTAATCTTATTGGCGGTGCTACACCTACTGATGACTTGACTATTACTGTAGACAGTCTAGATCTTGTTGCTATAGACCTAACTAAAACTATCAACAAACTAACAGACGGTGAGTATACGCTGGCCGACGGTGTAGAAGGTCAGATCATGTATTTGGTAAGACAGGACGGTTCAACTGCGGCAAATATATCTGTAGTAGTTGCCAACGCACGTTGGGACGGAGGTCTATTTCCAGATCAACTTGTTGTTCCATTTCAAATCCCTTTTACTGATATGGTCACAATAATCTTTACAGACGGTGCTTGGCAAGCAAGCACATTTGGCAGTTTAACTTAAACGGTAAATATACTAAAGAGAGCGAAATATGGCCATACAAGAAATTAATTTAGGTAATGTAGTCAATGACGGACTAGGTGACGACCTACGATCAGCTTTTCAAAAGGTTAACGCTAACTTTGCAGAATTATTAACCACCTTTACTTTAACTGGTGCAAATACTCAAGAAGTAGGCGCTAAAGTTTTTAAAGAAAAAACAGGTAGCATATTAAAATTTAGAAATTTGATATCTGGTACAAAAATTGTTGTCACAGAATTTGACAACAGTATTGAAATTCGTTCCACACAACCAGATGCTTTTACCAGTATTACTACTAATGCAGGAATAGTACAGGCAGGAGATAATACCAATATTGCCATCCAAGGCGGAAACAATATCACAGTTACAGGATCTACTCCATATATCACTGTTGATACCAACTTGGATCTAAATGCATTACTGTTAGGTTTTGATTTTGGGCCTGTTGGCAATCAATATACCACAGCTCTGCAGGTGCTATCCGCTGCTGCCAATGTGGACTTTGGTACTTTTCCAACACCTGGACCATTTAACATAGACCTTGGCACATTGGCCTAAGGACAGCCAATGATTACTTGGATTACTCCAGCTGGCAGACTAAACATAGTAACCGAAAGGATTATTCTAGATATTCCTCTAGAAGCAACATCCAGTGTTGGTCCTATTACATTTACCTTGCTGGCAGGCTCATTGCCTAGAGGGCTAAGACTAGACACAGTGGTAACCACAGATAGTTCTCAGGGCACGGTGTTTATCAAGGGCAGTCCCACAGAAGTAGAAAAATACACAGTCAGCAGATTTGTAATTCGTGCAGACGACGGAGAAGACATTGAAGATCGAACTTTCAGCATCGATGTTGACGGTTCCGATGAACCAGCTTGGTTGACCAAAGAAGGGTTCTTGAATGTAGGTTCAGGTGAAAATTATTTTGTTCTCGATAATGCGTTTGTGGATTTCCAGCTAGAAGCAGAAGACACAGATGAAAGCATCGGTGATGTACTAGAATACTATCTTGTGCCGTCGGGTGGGGAATTACCTCCTGGTCTAACACTAACACGCCAAGGAAGACTATTTGGATTCACTGATCCGGTGTTTGCGCTAGATGTGGCAGGTCCAGGTGGATATGATACTGAAGCATTTGATATCACAGCACTGGATGTAGCTGAAGCCAAAAGCAACGGATTTGATTCCTATCTCTATGACAATGTCACCTATGGTTACACCGAGGCCAGTCAAACTCCTAGACGACTAAGTAGATTCTACACGTTTATTGTTGCTGTGTCAGACGGCGAAAATGAAATAAGAAGATTGTTTAGAATTTGGGTGGTCACTGAAGAATTCTTGCAGGCGGACAACAGTATACTACAGATCGATACCAATCTGTTCCGAGCTGATGCTTCAAGTGATCGTAAACCAATATGGATTACTGAAAGCAATCTAGGTAGACGAAGAGCCAATAACTACATCACAGTTTATCTAGATGTTTATGATCCTCCTTCACTTGCCGGCACTATTACATATATATTTTTGCCTACCAACGGTGGCACCTACAGATACAAAGATACCGGGGAAATAATTACCACTGGCCGATGGGAACTTAGTTCAGAAACTGTGTACTTTCCAGTATCGAATATTAGAACCAATGATCCTGATGACTGGACTGTGATCATACCGGAAACTGTGAGCCAACTGCCTCCGGGCATGGTGATTGATTCTATCACTGGTGAAATAGCTGGTCGAGTGCCTTATCAAAGTGCTGTAACCAAAACGTATCAATTTACCGTACAGGCTATTAATTATCCTGCCACTCTGTCCTCGTTGGTCTACACAGTGTTGCTGGGCAGTTGGAGTTCTACTTTTAACTATACCATAGGTCAGGCCGTGAGGTATGGAGATTTTATCTACATAGCTGTGCAAGCCAGTAGAAATCAATTTCCAGATGCATTGGACAGCATATATTGGACCAAGGGTGTTTCAACTGTTGAAAAAATATTCAGTATAGACATCATTGGTGAAATTGAAAGCAGTATAGAGTGGATATCCGACAGTGATCTAGGAACCATAGTTCCCAATCAACCCAGTCAGAAGTTTGTAGAAGCTAGAAGTTTGAGATACGGTGGCAGAGTGATCTATGAAATTGCCACAGGCACACTGCCGCCAGGATTAGACTTTCAGTCCACGGGTATCATAATCGGCAAGGTAAAACAATTTGGTGATGACAACGGGCCTGGCCTCACTAGATTCTACGAAAGAATTGACAGTTTGAATCCCAGTGAAGATAGTTCTACACTGTCTAGAAACTATACTCCAGCATTTGATAACAACACCAGCTTTGACAAAACATTTAAATTTGAGATCATAGCCAAAGATTCTGCAAATTTTGCAGAATCGTTAAAAGCATTCACGATGCTGGTGGTAGCAGACAACACAAAAACTTTCGCCAACCTGTATCTTAAAGCATTTCAGACCAAGGATAAAAGACTGAATTGGTTTAATTTTATCACGGATAACAATATATTTAGATCCGATGATTTATATAGACCCGGTGATACCAATTTTGGCATACAGACAGAATTAAAAATACTGGTGTTTGCTGGCATTGAAAGTGTTGAAGCTGTGAATTATGTACAGGCCATGAGTCGAAATCACTATCGCAAGCAGATACGTTTTGGCAATCTACAGTATGCGGAAGCCAAAGATCCCGTCACTCAAGAAACTTTGTATGAAGCAGTTTATGTGGAAGTTGTAGACGAATTTGAAAAAGATGGTAAAAGTATCAGTCAAACAGTAGAGCTTCCTAACAATATCAACAGCAAGGTGCTTGTAAGTTATGACACCATAAAGATCGACAGCAATATACCTTTGATCAGCGACAGCGATCATCAAAGAGTGTTTCCCAACAGTTTTAAAAATATGCGAAGTCGTATAAAAACTCTAGGAGAAAGAGACCGCACATTCCTTCCACTATGGATGAGAAGTATACAAAATCAAGCGTTTGTGGAAGCTGGATATGTTAAAGCTCTAGTTCTTTGTTACAGTAAACCTGGATCAGGGGCCAAGATAATTTCCAGAATAAAGCAGACCAACTTTGATTTTAAATCAATAAATTTCACCGCAGATAGGTATCTGATTGATGTGCTGGACGGTGTCATTGAGAATAAATATCTAGCATTTCCGCAACGTGGAGAAAAATTACCGTGAGCAATATCAATTACGTCAGTATAAACGAAAACTTTCCTGTAGCAGGGCAAGACAACGACACACAGGTGTTCAGAGACAACTTTGACACAATCAAAACTAGCCTACGCTATGCCAAAGAAGAATTGGAAGTTTTCCAAAGTTCTACCACTGGCGCAGCTAGATTAAATCAAAGCAACGATTTTAATCAAAATGTCATATCCAATGCTGTTTTGCAAGGCAATCGAGATGCTCTGTTTGATGGTGGAAATTATAATCAATCAACATTGGATGTAACCTATACCAATGGTGCATATCAAATTTACAAATTTGCTGCGCCTGTTGAACTAAACTTTCTTGAATTTCCAGAAAACGAAACTCCACCAGGTGTTGGCAAAATCACATTGGAATTGTATAGTGACAGTGTTACTTCGCGTACTATTACTTTTAAAAGTATTGGTGGGTTGGTCTATAAGAAAAATGCTGCATTTCCGGGCACACTAACTGTAGCATCAGCTGATAATCCAGTCATTATAGAAGTTTGGAGATACAAATCTGGCACAATATTTCTAAATTATCTCGGAGTATCAAAAACTACTCTGAGCGTTTTTGATCAAACTTCCAAACTTGTATCATTAACAACAGGAGCTAGAGATGCCGCCGCCGCAGATGCGGCAGTTGGTTATTTGATTTACAATACAACTACTAGTAAGGTTCAAGTTTGTGCAAGCATCGGTCCAGTAGTTTGGGTCGACCTCAACTAATGTTCCATCCACTTGAAGAAGATCTCAGTCTACTCAAAGACAGTGAAGTTGAATTAAAACTTCAAGAATTGACTAGAAAATATTTTTTGGCCGCTAGAATGGGCAAAAATGAGATGTTGACACAACTGTCTACGTTTGTTACAATATATAAAGAGGAGCTATCAAAGAGAATGTTAGCTAAGACTCAAGGTACTTACGATACAGATTTGAATACACTTATAAATGTGGACTGAAGATAATACTCAAGAAGAACTTGTAAAAGGCGTACTCCGACACGGGCCAGCTCTGCTTGACCTGTGTCTAAGTTCTGCAGATCTGTCAAAATACATTGATACCATTGTTGCTGAACATCTAGACTATCCAATTCCCACAGACTCAATAGATTCCAACAATTGGTTTATCCCTAGAGCATATCAAGAGATGGACATAGAAACATTTCTCTTGGAAAATAGTCCTGAATCAAATCACCCAAGAATCATACAGGAAATAGAACTGTATAAAAAACACAATATGATTTTGATGCTCAAGACCATGAAATATATTGTGGACACACTTAGAACTAATAATGTGATTTGGGGTGTTGGGCGAGGATCCAGTGTGGCCAGTTATGTGCTTCACATCATAGGTGTACACAAGATAGACAGTGTTAAATACAATCTACCAATAGAAGAATTCTTTAAAGGAGAAAAATAATGGCTAAAGCATATCGTACAATGAGAGGACGTGAAGTTGATTTTGAAAAACTAAGTCTACGGAACGAAAATACACCAGCAGTGGGTAATATGAGAGTGAACGCTCGAGGTGACGAACTAGGAGCAGGTGGCAAGATTATTAAAACTAGAGAACAAATTCTAGCAGACTACTATCAAAACAATCCACGCTCAGTAGACACAGTTGGTGTCACCGGTAATAAAAAATAAAAGAAATCTATGACATTTGCATTCGCACCTAAAAAAATCAAAGTTCGAGCCCTGGCCAAAGACATTTTGGTTGTTGATATGGACATGGGTGACATGACCACATCCAGTGGTATTGTCATTCAAAGCGACGATGGTAAGGCTCACGGAGTAAAACCCCGTTGGGCAAAAGTTTATAAAGTCGGTAGTGAAGTAGATATAGATGTTAAAGTTGGACAGTGGGTGTTGATCGAACACGGTCGGTGGACTAGAAAAATTAACATTGACGACGGCGAAGGTGTCAAGGACTTCCAGAAAGTAGAAATCAAGTCTATCATGGCGGTAACTGATGAAAGACCCAATGACTTTTATATCGGTAAAGAATTTAGTAACGGCAGCAGTATGACTATTTCACCTGATGACTTTATGCCCGGCAACTTATCTAAAATTGGATAATGGGGTTTAAGAAGAACTGGGAAGTAGGTGATATTACTTCTCAAGTACACAGTCTTGCTAGAGAAATCTCTAGTCCGTATAATGACGGATACACACAATGGCACTGCAAACAAGATCTATATCAAATCAAAGAAGTCATAGATGCGGCCATTCGAAGCTCTCCTACATTTGCTGGAGAACAGGAGTGGTTGCAAGAACAAGAAAAAAAGCGTATAATTAAAATACTTAAACAATAGGAATTGTTATGCGTATAGGTATTATAGGGTTTGGCTTTGTGGGTCAAGCTATTGGATGGAGTTATCAACACAAAGCTGAATTAGTTATTAGAGATCCAAAATTAGTAGATTCTGCATCTCTAGATCAATTTGTAGACTGTGATGCTATTTTTATTTGCGTTCCGAGTCCATCAACTGAAGACGGTCATTGTGATACAACTATTCTAGAAGACACTCTAAAAGAATTGTTGTTTGTAAACATCAATAAACAAATTCCCATTATCAGCAAGGTCACTGCTCCACCTAGTGTCTATACTCGTTTACAACAAGAATATCCCAACTTGGTCTACTGTCCGGAGTTTTTAACTGCGGCCAATAATGTTGCAGACTATGCTAACTCAAACTACTTTGTACTTGGTGGCAACTACGATTGGTGTGTTAAAGCTAGAACAGCAATTCATCAAGGTGTTCCATTAGTACATAACAAGTTTACTATAGTAGATATAAAAACTGCTTCACTGTACAAGTATATGATGAACACCTATCTAGCAACTAAAGTAACGTTTATGAATGATTTTAAACTGTTAGCAGACGCAGAAGGAGTTGCTTGGGACGATTTAAAGCATCTATCAAAAGCAGATAATCGAATTGGTAATACACATATGAATGTTCCCGGACCTGACGGACAATACGGTTGGGGAGGTGGATGCTTTCCTAAAGATGTTGCTGCTATAATAATGGAAGCCATTGATAAGAACATAGACTGTGATCTGTTAGATAGAGTAGAAACAATTAACAAAAAACATAGGAAATTATAATGAATCCTTTTAGAGACCAAGAAAAGTTTATGCGAGCCTGCGACCAAACTGTCGACAAGTTCGATGAAAAACAATACGCAATGTATGTTAAACTAATCGACGAAGAGCATCAAGAATTACTAGAAGCCACACTGGCAGAAGATAGAGTAGAACAACTAGATGCACTTATCGATATCTTAGTTGTCACCATTGGCGCTATCCACAGCATGGGTGCGGATGCTGAAGGTGCTTGGAAAGAAGTCATGAAAACCAACTTTGCCAAGATTGATAAAGAGACTGGCAAGGTTCGTAAACGTGAGGACGGCAAGGTATTGAAACCCGTAGGGTGGGTGCCGCCGGAGTTGGCTCTTTTTGTGAGCAAATAACTCAAAGGGTCTAGACAGACCCTTTCTTTTTGTATATAATATTATTATGAAAGTAGGATTCACTTGCTCAACCTTTGATTTATTACACGCTGGTCATGTACAGATGTTACGTGAGGCGAAAGAACAATGCGACTATCTTATCTGTGGATTGCAAATGGATCCCAGCTTAGATAGAGCAAACAAAAATGCTCCTATTCAAACCATTGTAGAGCGTTATACACAACTTAATGCAGTTGGATATGTTGACGAGATTATTCCCTATTGTACCGAAAATGACTTAGAAGACATCTTGGCCATGTATCATATTGATGTTAGAATACTAGGTGAGGAATATAGAGATAAAGATTTTACCGGCAAAGATATATGTCGTAAACGAGATATTGAACTTTATTTTAATAAAAGAGATCATCGGTTTAGTTCAAGCGATTTAAGAAAACGAGTAACGGAGAGACAAAATGGAAGTACAACCTAAAGATACCAGCAAGGGACATTTTTATGTCAGCCTTGCTAAGAGTGCGTTACGAGTAATTGCCGGAGGCAATTTAGTTATAGGCAATTTGTTTTGGGCAGGAACATTTCTAATTCTTGCCGAAGTGTTAGGTGTTGTGGAGGAACTGGTATAATGTATAAAACTATGTACAAAGAAGTTGAAGTAGATGTAGATCTTTCCGACTTTGAAACAGATGACCTAATTGAAGAATTAGAAAGTCGTGGGGCAGGTGCTACTGACTACGGGGATGGAAAAGAAATACTGCAGGCCATCTACGAAAAACGTAGAATGAATAAAGATTATCAACAAGAATTAGATCAATTGATCTGGTTAGGAACAGGAAGAATTGTATGAAAGAACTATGGGTAGAGGCGTATAGGCCCAAGACCATTGACGGTTATGTATGGCGTGATGAAGCGCAACGTAGGCAGGTCTTAACCTGGATTAAAGATAAAAGTGTTCCACATCTGTTGTTGAGCGGTCCTCCGGGCATTGGAAAAACCACTATGGCCAAGATGTTGGTCAATGAAATTGGCATTGAAGATGCAGATGTCTTAGAAGTAAACGCCAGTAGAGAAACTGGTATTGAATTTATTAGAGATAAAATTGTTCCTTTTATTTCTACTATTGCCTGGGGACCTTTCAAAGTAGTGTTACTTGACGAAGCAGATCGATTGAGTCCCAATGCACAAGATTCTCTAAAAGGTATCATCGAAGAGTACAGTTCGTTTGCTCGATTCATTCTAACCTGTAATAGTCCAAATAAAATAATGCCTGCACTGCACAGTCGCTGCCAGCAATTTCATTTTACAAAACTTGATATTACAGAATACACAGCCAGAGCAGCCACTGTTTTAGTAGAAGAATCAGTTGAATTTGATCTCGAAACACTGGATTTATATGTTAGTACTGCTTATCCTGATCTTAGAAAATGTCTCAATCTACTACAACAACACGTAACAGATCAAAAACTTTATCCGCCGACCAAAGAAGATGCAGGCACCTTGGAGTGGAAGTTTGACATGGTAGCATTATTTCAAGCCGGAAAGATACACGATGCTCGTAAACTACTGTGTTCAAAACTTCGTGCTGATGAAATTGAAGAAGTTTATAGATGGTTGTATGATCATGTAGAGATCTTCGGAGGAGATGAAAGTCAATATCAAGCCATACTTATACTAAAACAAGGGCTAGTTGATCATTCTATGGTTATTGATCCAGAGATAAATCTGGCTGCGGTACTAATTAAACTTGCTAGAATAAATGCCTGAAGAGAATACGCCAAACTCAGCCAAGGGAAGGGCCAGTTATGATTCTACATCTACTGGATCTATTATTCCGTTCTTTAACAGAAATGTATCAGAGTATCCCACTGAGGCTGGCGGAGTTAAATTTGATCTAGTGCCTGTCACCAAACAAAAGGATCTAATGATCAATCATGCTAGGATGTATGCCCAGCAGGAATATGATCGTATCATGGAGTTGGTCAGTGTGTTGGAAAAACAGGCTCAGGCTATCAAACGTAGATTGGAAATTACAGATTCTGTTCATGCAGCGGTTTATCAATTTCAGGTAGTTATGGGTAATCATTATTGGTTGGTATGGGACAAAAGAAAGCAACACACTTTGCTTACACTGCATGGTCCTAATGATTGGTCTACTGGGGCGCCGGAAGATTACGAATATAAGGCCCAAGTAAAGTATATGGGCGATCACACCTGGATGGAAATAAATGAATAACAGATATATGATTGTAACTTATGTTAAAAAGCCCAATGGCAAGTGGGACGAGTTAACAGAGTTTAAAAACAATATTAGAACCAAGCACATTCAAAGTGCCAAGGTTATCCTAGACTTTAAAGAAAAGAAATGTGTTGTAAACAGTCTCAACAGAGAAGCTACATTTGATGATATGTTAGAAATGTATAAAAGAGTATTGGGGGATCAGTTGACCCCCCATCTCCCTAAAGATTAATCATCACCATATATTGTTAAGATCTCCTTTACTGCCTCGTGGCGTTCAATGTCTCCTGCAGTAAATTTGCAAAGATCTACATACCTGTGATTTGCAAAGTTGTTATACAATCCTAGGAACTCGAGAAGACCGTTATTAGCGGGTCTATCTGCTTGTTGCAAATCTCCAGTGACTACCATCTTAGATCCAATACCCAGCCTAGTAAGCAGCATTTTCATTTGACTAGGCGTAGCGTTCTGCATTTCGTCTGCTATAATTACTGAATTTTTAAAAGTCCGACCTCTCATATATGCTAGAGGACTGGTCTCAATGATTCCTTCCGCTACCATATGTTCAATTTCTTTGGAATTGTAATTTTCAGCTATCACATCCATTATAGGCCTTGTCCAAGGGGCCATTTTTTCATTTAGATCCCCGGGTAAAAACCCGTGATCTTCATCTACTGATACAGCTGGTCTTGTAATTATTATCTTGCTAGCATCTCCGTATTTGAGTTGATCAATAGCCCATTGCACAGCCAGCATGGTTTTACCCGTGCCTGCAGGACCTGTAGCAAACACAATCATTTTATTTGGATCGTTTAGCTTTAACAGGTAGTCTTCTTGACTGAGATTTTTGGGATATATTTGAACTCTAGGACGTTTTTTGTAAGATGTGTTATCTACTAAGTTAATGACGTTAGACGTTTGGTAATGATGAGCATTAGCTGTTTTCAGCGGTGCTGCTTTTCTTCTCTTCATATAAGGTTAGCCCTCCTGTAAGTGTTAGGCACGGACCTCAAACCGTTGGTGTCCGTGGCCGAACACAACAGTATTTAACAACAAGTTTCAAAAGTTATAAGTTGTGTTAAAGAAACTACCGGAATAAATACAATGGGAGATACTATGGCCGACATCAAAGACATTATAGCTAATATAGAAAACGTATACGGATCTAACAATAGTCTCAATCTTTTGAAAGATTTTGAAAGAGTTATTGATGAATTAGACACCTACGTCTACGATAATTGGATAGAAGGCGAACTAGTCCAAGGTCCTATTGAAAGTAGATACTGGGTGCAGTGTACATTCATGTGGCCCAAAGAAAAAATGCCCGAACCGCAAGGTGGCAAACGCCTGTTGGACTATGGCTGTAAAGTGCAGTTTGCAGAAACTAAACTGGCTAAAGTTAGAAAAATTAAAAAGCCCGATGATATTAGACCCGGAACGAAGAAAGGTAAAATTGATCAAGAAGATGTATGGATGGTCAAAATTACTATGCCTAAAAAATTAATGAATGATATCAACCGCGGATACCGTAATCTAGATAAAAATAAAGTTGAAGATATTCTAAATCAACAGGGTGCTGTTAACATTCAGGCCGATGCAGCAGAAGCACAAGTACAGGATATGGCAAATGCAGAACAACCAGCAGCTTAACGAAGGATTGAGATCGTTAGATCTACAAGAAATGATCTATCCACTATTCGAGATTGACAGTCATAGATCTAAAATGGGTGAAGACCGAGATGTTTGCGTAATTACCTTTAAAGTCAAAGATCGAAATCCTGCCAAGGACGTCATGGAATTTATAGAAAAAGGATTTGAGTTTGTTCTTGATTCCGATGTCAGCTCTGGAGAAAACGCCAAAGGTGAATATTTTGTATTTGTCGAACTAAATCGTACCCCCCAAATTTCTAAACAAATTGAAGAAATTACTCACGGAGTTGAGAAACTTACAGGAATAGATAACTGGAAATTTAAATATCACAAGATGACTGATGAATTTGATATGACTCAAGAATCATTGGATCGAATTGTTCCTCCTACTCCCGACAAATACGATCGCAATCTAAATAAATTACAAACGGAAGGCATTAAACGTTTCTTCAACAAAACTCTAATGGACGATCTAACACTAGAAGGTGATGTTATCACAATCCATAAACCTTTTAACAAGCAGGTCAAACTGCGTATGGTTAAAGAAGCTGCTACTGATTCTATCCTAGAAGGTGTAGTAGACGCAATCATAATGGATGATGCAGCCACTAGTGAAATATTTTGGCTAACTAAAATACTAGGCGACTACAATATCAACAAGGTAGGCGACAAATTTATGTTTGACAACCGTGGTCAAGCAATGCTACTACAAAGGATTGAGCAATGAGTTTTACATTTGATTTTACCAAACAACAGCTAAAAGAAATGATTCCAAAGAATCCCTATGCGGATCAATGGTTTGAAGCAATTTACGAAATACTTCCAGAATACGAAATTACAACTCCACAACGGGTGGCTGCTTTCCTAGCACAATGCGCTCACGAAAGCGGTGGCTTTGTTTTTCTAAAAGAAAATTTAAACTACAAGGCAGCTAGCCTACGCAGAGTGTTTCCCAAGTACTTCCCGGATGATGCTACGGCTGCTCAATATGCAGGCAAGGGTGAAATGATTGCTAACCGAGTGTACGCTAACCGTATGGGCAACGGGGACGAAGCAAGTGGTGACGGATTCCGTTATTGTGGTCGTGGACTTATTCAATTGACTGGCAAGAACAATTACACATTCTTTGCAGGTTCATTAGATATTCCTGTTGAAGAAGCCAGCGAATACCTACAGACATTTGAAGGTGCTGTACAGTCGGCCTGTTTCTTCTGGGAACAAAACAAACTAAACCAGTGGGCAGATGCAGGTGATATCCTAACATTAACCAAACGCATCAACGGCGGGACTATCGGCCTAGAAGATCGCATTAAACATTACGAACACGCTCTGCATATCTTCGGAGCACACTAATGAGCCAAGTAGCATGGATGATTGGTCTAGTACCTGATGCTGTACTAAGCGGCTTATATTGGCTCATCATTGCTGCTGGTGTTACTGGAGTACTTGCTGGTTGGTTAGGCAAGTGGATTCCATTCTACGGAAACTATGTAAAGATACTACAACCAGTTGGCATTGTGTTGCTGGTGTTGGGCGTGTGGCTACGTGGCGGTTATGATACAGAAATGGCATGGCGAGCAAAGGTTGCCGAAGCTGAAGCACGAGTTGCTGTTGCTGAACAACAATCAAAAGAAACCAACACAGTCATAGAACAAAAAATAGTTGAAAAAACCAAAGTAATCAAAGGCAAGACTGAATACATTACACAATATCTTGACCGTGAAGTTGTAAAGAAAGAAGAAATCATCAAATACATTGAACAATGTCCTGTGCCTAAAGAGATCATCGATATACATAACCAAGCTGCTGATATGAACAAGGCAGCAGAGGGTAAGAAATGAAATACATTATTCTAAGTCTTACTCTAGTTCTAGCTGCTTGTTCTACTCCTGTTCCAGTAAAACAAAAGTTTCCAGATGTTCCTAAAGCCCTAGTAGAAAGATGCGACAGTCTTAAAAAAATAGAAGGCGATCGAGTTGCTATTACAGAAATGCTTAAGGTAGTTGTACAAAACTACGGTATGTATTACGAGTGTGCAGCCAAAGTTGACGGCTGGAATGATTGGTATCAGGAACAAAAACGCATTTATGAGAGTGTAAAATGAAAATTACAATTGGTATTATAGCCCTAATGCTGTCGGGTTGCGCGATTATGTCTAATCCAGAAGTTGAAAAATCTGTGTCTAGAGATAAAACCATGGAACAAATGGCCAAGGCTGCATTGATTAACGATATGTTGCACAGTCCAGATGCTCACGTAAGAGCAAAGGGTGCTACAATTGCAGAGAAGTTTTTAACAGAACCCAAAAAGAACTTATTTGGATTTTGATTAAATAGTAGTATATTAAGCAGGAGCGAAAGATGGCATTAATAGATTCAGTATTAAATTTAGTAAACAAACAACCAAAAGATCCAGACGCACCTAAGCCTCCAGTAGGATCAAGATCAGAGCGTGAAGCAAAATTAAAAGACAAAGCAGGTATGGTTATTTCCATCTTTGCTCTGTTGCTGGCAGTTAATGCATGGTATGGTGGCAAACTATCCAGCACAGTATTAAACAATACACTAGGTGCCAACAATACTTGGGCACAATACCAAGCCAAAGCAGGTCGTGGGGTTACATACGAAATTGCCGCCAAGACAACTGCTGATCCAAAACTAAAAGAAGAATTCCAAGCTGAAAAAGAACGCATGGATGTTGACAAGAAAGAAATTGCTGTTAAAGCAAGAGAAATGGAAGCAGTTCGTGAAGAAGCTAAAAAGTCTAGTCCTTGGATTGGTTATGCAAGCACGGCCTACCAATTGGCTATTGTTGTGCTATCAGCAAGTATTTTAGCAGTTAGTGTAGCCATGTTCTGGGGCAGTTTTGTAGTAGCAGGCGTTGGTATACTACTAAGCCTAAACGGCCTATACCTTTGGATATAAAAATGAAAACACAACTACTATTAGAGTTTGCCAACATAGCGCAAACTACATATGACAATCCTAAAACCTCCACTGCCAAGTTTAAAGCGTTAGGATATAAGATTATTCAGTTCTTCGACATAGACGGAGCACAGGCATATCTGTTAACCAATGATACTATTACTGTGCTGAGTTTTAGAGGCACTGAGGTAACTGAAAAGTCAGATGTGTTGGCAGACCTAAAATCTGGTAAGAACTTAGAAGCCTGTGGTGGTAAGGTACATGTTGGTTTCAAAGGTGAGATCAATAAATTGTGGCCCAGTATCACTGCCGCACTAGAAGCCAATCCAGGTAACCTATACGTGACCGGTCATAGTCTTGGTGCTGCCATGGCCACCATCGCTGCCAGTCGTATACAGGATCGTGTGACAGCATTGGTAACATTCGGTTCGCCGAGAGTGGGTAACAAAGAGTTTGTTGACAGTGTGTTTGTTGAACACTACAGAGTGCAGAACAACTGTGATGATGTGACCAAAGTTCCTTTTATGTTGATGGGATTTACACACCACGGAACACACAAGTATATGAACTTCTACGGTGAGTTTAGAGATCTAACTCCTTGGCAACGTGTGAAAGACATGGCCCGTAGTAGACTAAAAGCTAGAGCCAAAGGGCAAAAGTACATTGGTGTGTTTGATCACATGATGGCAAACTATATTGCCAAATTAGAAAAAGCAGGAGAAGAATAAAATGGAATTGGAACAAATCAAAGAAAAGATGAGTGCTGGCGAAGCCAAGGGCGCACTGATCGAAAAGGTAACATTTGCTGTGCTACCAATCATGTTTGCCTGTGTGGTGTACTTGATGAATGCACTGAGTGGTGTGAGTCATCAACTTACCATTCTTGAAGGCAAGATGCAGTTGGTGGTGACATCAGACAACAAACAAGCACCAAACATGGGTGCTGAACTGGCTCGTGAAAAACTGCGCCAAGACTTTATGCAAGCCAACACAGACGCTGTGAGCCGTGAGGCCGCAAACCGTGCCATCATTGATACTTTGTCATGGCGTGTAGCAGAGTTGGAAAAGCACAAAGACAGACAATTGTCTAATGGTGGGAAGAAGTAATCATGGCTGAAGAAACTAAAAGCGCAAGCGAACAGAAAAAAGAAGATTGGATGAACTCAAAATGGCGTCCAATGATGGGTTGGATGTATATGCTTGTTTGTACTATGGACATGGTTGTATTTCCTATCTTATGGAGTCTGCTACAAACTACTGTAGGCACAGGTCTCACACAATGGAATCCGCTAACACTTCAAGGTGCTGGTCTATTCCATATTGCTATGGGTGCAGTTTTAGGTATTGCGGCATTTGGTCGCACACAGGAAAAACTAGGAGGAGCAAACAATGGCGGACTACAAACACCAGGAACAGGATTTGCAAGCGGGCCTTCAACATTTAGCCAACCTCAAGCAGGAGGCTTCGGCTCATCCGGTGGTTATAATTCACCAGCACCGAGCAGCTTTGGTGGCAATTCAGGATTTGGAGCACCAACAGGTGGCGGGTTTAATTCAGCACCAAGCTGGGGAACAACTCCAGTCTCATCACCAGCAGTAGTTGCAGGGTTTGGCGGAAAGCCTGCACCCATGCAACCAGAGCAACCACAAATTTAAAGGAATGATCATGAAAAATTTATTAGCATTATTATTAGTTTCGGCAGTTGCTATGGCTCCTGTAGCCGGTGCTTGCGAGACGCCAGAAACTAAAAAAATCTGTGTTGACCTACAGGGCAAAGACGGCAAGCCTGTTATTGATCCAAAAACCAAAAAGCCCAAGCAAGAGTGCAAAGAAGTTAAGAAGCACAAAAAACACGAAGCTACAGAAGTACCTGACGGTAAGAAAAAATGAAACGTCTAGTTCTTATAGGCCTGGTTGCACTTCTACAAGGGTGTGCAACCTTTTCTTTTCAAAATATTAAAGATCAAATACCTAGTTTTTGGGATGACAATCAAAGTAGAAGCGTGATTGATATTAGACAAAGTGTTGAAA